TCAAGGTTATAATAAGAAGCCTAAACTATACATTAATAAAAATCTTACGGAATTACGAAGACAAGTCCAATCTGTTACGTATAAAGAAAATAGTAATGGGACCGACCCATTCAATAAAGACCCAGAAGGAAGCCACTGGGACTTACTAGCTGCGTTACGATATGCTGTATACACACATTTTAGAAGAAACCTAGCTGGTATAACTATTATATAAAGGAGACCTATTGTTAATTGATGAGTTTTTCAACAAGTCTAGATTTAGTGTCTCTAAATTATCCGACCAAGTTGAAGTAAAGCCTAATACATTATTTTCATTACCAGTGTACATTATTGATATGCTACAATTTACAGCCCCAACAACAGTATCAGCTAAACTTATTAAATCTACTGGTAGAGATGTGATTGAACTAGCAACTGTAGTTACAACTACTGGTACTGGAAAAAGTTATACTATGAGTGCTACTCCAGCTACCCTGGATTGGGATGGTACAACGACTTTATCATTAAAGGTTTTAATTAATAGTGTAGAAATAGTAGTTGTACCATTAGTGGTTAAAGGATAATTATGAGCATACTTAATTTATTTAAAAAAGCCCCAGAAGTATATACTAAAGTACCAACAGTAAAACAAGATGCTATAGCCTATGCTAATGGTGGTAAGAAAACATACACGTCTACGTATAATACTTATGTTGAATCTGTAGAGGCTTTAGATAAAGCTATTAGGATCATTGCTAATATTGCTGCTACTGCAAAACTTGAAATTTTTAAAGATAGTAATGGTGTATTAAAACCACTCAAAGTAAAGAATGTAGATTTTCTATATAATACTAATGACCAAGACTCAAGTAGTGACTTATTCTCTATGATATTTGGTAGTATATTTACACAGGGTGCTGCTATAATCCTTACTGAGGATAATAAAAAGACTAAATTTAAGAATTTCTTTTCCTATGATGTGAGTAAATTTAGGGTAGAAACTACTGAACAACGATTAGTTGATAAGTTTGTGTATGTTGCTGAAGGTGGTTCAGAGGTTATTTATAAACCAGAGGACTTGATTTATATCGCACCAAGGGTTTTATCAAGTAATTTAATATATGCTACTAGTAGACTTAAAGCACTAAATGATATGTTAACATTGCAGTCAAACTTAATGTTACAAACAAATGCTTATTACTCATCTGGTGGTAAGAATTCAGCTATTATCTCACCTAAAGAACCTATGGGTTCAGATAAGGCTTCACAACTTAAAGCTGCATTTGACCAATTCTTACAAACTCCAGCTACTAAGACACTCTTCATTAATACTGAAGTAGACGTGGCTACTGTAACAAATGCACAGAGTCCTTCACAGATTATGGATGCATTAGTAACTATTAATAATCTAGTAATCGAACAGTTTGGTATTCCAGCTTACCTGTATGGTAATTATAAGGGGTACGTATCAGATGCTGCAGTTGTTACAGCATCTCGTTTATTTTTTCAAATACAACTAAAACCAGTATTTCAGTCTATCGAATACCAATTTACTCGGTACTTTAGAAATACTTTAGGCATTAAAGATTGTGTATTAAAATTTAACTTTAATGATATTGAGATACTTGAGGATAGCTTACAAGTTAAAGTAGAAGATGCATCTAAGATGTGGAAGTTAGGGTTAATAAGCCTAAACGAGGCTAGAGAGATGTGCGAACTACCAATACTACCAGATGACGCAGCAGATTATAGGTTTCTACCAGCATATCTACTTGGGCAACGACCAGTTACTATTGAGAACTACGAAGAAGATATGACTAACCTATTTATAAATGGTATAATACCTAATACTACGACTAGTGGTGCTACTGGTGGTGGGGATAACGCGAATCTAATAACTGGTTCTACTGGTGGGCCTGGTAATGTGGGAGAGTAAAAAATGCTCACATTGTGTAATTATTAAATATAGTGATGGATTTCATAAAGATAATCGTAGTAAAAGTGGTTTACAGGCTAAGTGTAAAATATGTCGGAGTATTTTAGAGACTGGTACTAGGACTGAGTACCTAAGAGAATACCATGAAAATACAAAACATCTACAAAAAGTAAGTAGAAAAGCTTACCAACAATCTCTATCTGGTAAAGCATGTACTAAAAATACAAAATATAGAAGAAAACTTAAACTATCTGAGGGTGGTGCTAGCACAGAAGAGATTAAGAATTTATTAATAAAAGAGTCTATCTGCTATTGGTGTAACCTGCCTTTAGATGGTAAAGTAGTTCATCTAGATCACTTCTACCCATTATCGACTGGTGGGATGCACGAAATATATAATCTTGTAGTCTCATGTGCATCATGTAATATGCGCAAGTCTAATAAGGACCCATTCGTATTTGCTGATGAGATTAGTAAGATTATTATACTACCAGAAGAAATTGATGAATGGTAACTTAAGGTTGCTTTAAAGAAGTTTATGGTATAATACGGCCAATAAGAGGCGGAGCCTCTATAGTATTAATTTAATAAAGGAGTACAATGTATTCATTAGATAAACCTACTAGAATAGATAAATCATTTAATATAACTAGTGTAGTAGAAAAAGGATTAATACAGAATGATATGGCTCAGGGTGATGAGAGGTATATCGAGGTATCTGGTTATGCATCTAGAGCATACAGTGCTGATGGTAAACTAGTAATTGATGCTGACCAAGAACATGTAGATACCTTTGGATTTGACCTTAAGCGTCTAAAGAATGGTACACTACCAATTCTGTTTAATCATGACCAAAAGAAAGCTGTTGGTAAAGTCTTAGAAGCCACATATGATAAAGATGGGCTATTAATTACAGCTAAGATTTATAAGTTGCCTGGTGATGCTTTAACTAACTATGTGTACGAAGCAGTTAAAGCTGGAATTATCTCAGCGTTTTCTGTTGGTATGTTAGTCAAAGCATTTGATGTTGTCTCTCAGGATGGTGAAGATTACCTTCAGTTATCAGAGAGTGAACTTATTGAAGTATCATTAGTAGCTGTTCCATCTAATCCAGAAGCACTCTTTAGAGTTACAAATCTAAAGTCTATTACTGGAGAAGATAAAACAGTTACTCTATTAGCTAAATCAGCAATCAAGCCAGAGAATGCAGACGCATGTAATGGTTTCGAGTGTGCGATTAAAAGTTTACAAAATGTAGAACCTGTGGTTCAAAAGGAAATTGAAGTGGAAATTAAGAATACTGACGAGGTTATTGTGGTTGATGAGAAGGAAACAGTACTAGGGGTAACACCTGAAGCACTAGACCAACTTGAAGTAATACAAACCCCACCTGAACCTACGCCCGAAGCTGAAGATGCAAAACCAGTAGAGGGCGAGAAGGTTGTAGTTGATACATTGGAAAATGTGGATACAACTAATGATAAACCACAGGATGCTCCTAAGGATGAACTAACTCAAACTCCTGAGGAAGCCCTACATAGTAATTTAGTATCTCTTGGAGAAATTGATATTTCCAAGCTTTCTGAAAGTGAATTGGAGCAGGTTTATGAAACTCTCGCCCCCATTATTGAGCAGATTGAATCTCGTGTTGTTTCACAAGTTGTTGAAGCTATGCAAGAATCTTTAGTCGTTACAGCACCTACTGCGTAACTAGTTCCTGGGTAAAGGTCCCAGACAAAACCTAACCTATTTTAATCTAAAACTTAAGGATCTATATGTCTAAATTAAAAGCTCTAATTGCTGAAGCCGTAAAAGGAATGCAATCTGAAATTGATGCTGTTGCTTCTAAAGCTATTGAAGTAAGTGCTAAAGCAACTTCTGTTGAAGTACCTAAGGCTGTCGTAGCTAATACTGTTACTGCACTAAAAGCTGCTGGTCATAATGCTGAAACTCTTGGTGAACTTGGCTTTATTGCTAAAGCTGTTCGTGGTGGTGCTCTTGCTGATGCTGATATGGTTGACCTTGATGGTCGTTTTAAAGCTATTGGTGTAACTACTGATATTGCTTCTTTGTTGCCTACTGGCTTTACTGGTGCGTTGCTTCGTGATATCCAAGCTCGTCTTGTTGTTACTGCTTTGTTCCCATATAAAGAGACTACTCCTGGTCAATATGATTCAATTGCATTAAATGGTATCGCTGGTTACATGGTTTCTGAGGCAGTTGCTGGAACAGAAAGTGCTGAAGCGTATACAACTATGATTTATCTTGTTAAGAAATGTATGGCTACTGTTAAGAAGTCTTATGAAGCTCTTGATGATTCTTTGATTCCATTGGCTGAAGAAGTGCGTATGGGAATTATTGATGCACTTGCTCGTTCTATCGAGACTGCTGTTGTTAATGGTGATGATACTGCAACTCACATGGATGATGCTACTATCGCTGCTATTGGTGCTAATGACTATCGACGTGCATTTAAAGGTATTCGTAAACTAGCTCTTGCTAAGCAAACTGTTGATGCAGGTGGTGCAGCTATGACTGAAGCTACATGGTTGACTAAAATCTCTGCTGCTCAAGAAGTTGGTGGTTTATATCTTGATGATATGCAAGCATCTCAAGGTAAAGTTGTACTTTTGGTCTCTCAGAATGTTTATAACCAACTTCGTATGCTTCCATCTTTCTTGACTAAAGATAAGGCTGCTGGTAATGCGACATTGTTTGGTGCTGCTGTTGATTCTATCTTCGGTATCCCTGTTGTTATGACCCCTTACATCCCTGTAAGTGTTAATGCTACTGGTGTTGTTGATGCAATTGCTGGTAATAACACTAAAGCAATGTGTGTATTGGTTAACCGTGATACATTCAAATTCTATACTACTGGTGCTCCAATGATGGAATCTTTCAAAGATATCTTCACTCAGTACGTAGGATTCACTGGTTCAGTTCGTGCTGGATTCAACTCAATCTTCGACCGTACTTCTGCAAACCCTGCAGCTGTTGACGCAACTCGTAAGAATGCTGTTGCAATTATCAATATCGCAAAAATCTAACTAACTGAGTAGGCTTCGGCTTACTCTTAGTTAAATATGTAGGCACCCTATAGTACTCTAAGAGTCTTCTACGGTGCCTACAATATACTATAGGAAGTGTTATGATTTCTACACAAGAGAATATTGATAATAGAGAACAAGTAGTTCAGAATTGGAGATTAGGCCCTCAGAAAGCTTCTGTTATCCCAACAGATAATCAAGAATACTGGGATACGATGGCTAAGGTATGGAGTGTACCTAGTATTACTGCTAGAGGTATGCTATGTGCTAACTGTGAATACTTTGATAATACACTGGCTATGCAATTAGAAATGAATAGTATACCACTAGACTCATTTGACCTAGATGGTGGTGGCAGAGGTTTTTGTGAGAGATTTGATTTTATATGTCATAATCTTAGAACATGCCAAGCTTGGGAAGATAAAAGTGTTATGGATGAATTGGGTGATGAAGCATTCAAGAGTATTCTACCAACACTCATAAAAAATTTAGATACTAAGGAATAATAATGGCATTTACTAGAATGGCAAAAGCAATTGCAACAGCTAATACTCTAACTACACTATATACAGTACCAACGGCTAACTCAGCTTCCACAACTCTTACTATTTGTAATGGTAGTGATGTAGCTGTAGAAGTAGATGTTGCTGTATCAGCATTAGCTACTCCAACAGCTGCTGAATATACACATAAAGGTCTCCCACTAGCTGCTGGAGAAACTAAAGATGTAACTCTTATAGTTGTGGGCGATGAATTAGTAGTAGTTAAAACTACTGCATCTGGGGTGTCTTTCCGTTTAGCTGGAACATTAATCTAATGGCTTGCGGTGAAAAACCAAAGAAAAAACCAAAACCTAGAAAATAAGGATTAAAATGAAAGTTAAATTTATTGGTTCAGCAGATATGTTATCGAATGGTGTAACATTTACTAATGGTGGTATTTATGATGTCACTGATGAAGTAGCAAAATATCTACAAGATAATTTCAAGAATATCGAAGTACTAGAAGAGACTAAAGTTATTAAAACAGAAGTTAAAGCTAAGCCTGCGGTTGATACTAAAGTAGCCCCAGAGCAAAAATAAAGGTAGACTATGACCGTCGGTACAAAGCAGTTTAATTTTACAACTTTTAAGGCGGTTATGGATATCCCAGAGATTGAAGAGGCCGCATATGGTTTTATCCTTAGGTCAATATTTAGTTACTTAAAGAAAGTATTTAGTATTGATATTGATAATTCTAAGGTTATTAAAGCTCTAAGTGGTTGTACTACTACATCACTTATTACATTACTTGATACTGAACTTCTTGTTAATCAGATAGTTCGGGTCGGTCTTGATGAGGCAGTTATTACAGCTGTTACTTCTGATGTTACATTGAATACAACTACTATTACAATTAGCCCAGCTTTAAGTGTAGCTCCTGTATTAAATACTGATATTACAGTTTTACTCACAGTTGTAGACTATGATTTACAATATGCAATCTTCCAGCATGCTAAATTCATCTATGAGGGTCAGAAAAAACAGACTAGTATTATTGATAGTGTTACTGATGCCAATGGTAATAAAGCGTCATATAAAGTAGTACCACCTGTAAGTGTAATATCAGCTTATAGAGAATACTCAGATAACCCACCTGCGTTCTAATGAAGTTAAATATAAATACTCTTAGTCAACGGCTATCTATTCAATTGGATAAAATTAGTGAAAACTATTTGACTAAGAAAATTAATTTATTAAAAACTAGATTTTCGCAAGTTAGTGAGCAGTGGTTAAATGAAGTTAGAGCAGACTTAAGTGGTAAACGTAGCGGAAAGCCTAATTATACTTTAAATCCATATGAGCGTACAGGTAATTTACTTAGAAGTCTTTACTATCGTATTACAGTTACTCGTAAAACACGTACTGCTACTATTAGTATAACTCGTAGTTTCGATAGGCGTAAGACTAGAGGAAGAGGATTACGTGTAAGTTATGGTGACATTTTGAATGAATCAGATTTATCTATAGCTGGATTTAAAGAAAGAGCCTATGCTAAATTAGATAAACGAATTAAGGAACTTCTATGATTACACGCTCTGCTGAGATTTTAATAGAACTTGAGGCTATATTAAAAGCAAACCCAATACTCTCATTTGTAGGAGTTGGTAAAGTAATACCAATAGCCCAAGAGACTAATAACTCAGCAGCTTATATATTGCTTAATAATAGTATCCCTAGGTCAAAAGGTACATCACCAGAAATAGATAACTATGATTTTAGCGGTTTTATTTTAATTTCTGTAAATGTAGACTGTACGAATAATAAATATTTAATACATGATGTAGTTGATAGTATTCAAAGAAGTATTCTAAATGACCAAACTGTATGGTTAAAAATAGTGGACCGCGATATTCTTTCGGTAGAATATGATAACGCTGAGTTCTCCCCAAAGCGTTCAGCTATAGTTGCCCTAGAGGTTACCTATAGATTGAATTGTAATTAAAATAAAGGATTTATATGGCTTTCTTAAATAAAGGTCGAAGTGCCGCTGTAGTTGAAGAGGTTTCATACGGTGCTGCTGCTCCTACGTTTCTAGATGCAAATTATGTTGACTTTACTGGTTGTGACTTATCAACCGCTATTGAACAACTTGAACGTGCTGTTATGCGTGACTCTATGGTAGACCTTGAGCCTTTGCTTGGTCAAGAAACTTCTAGTGGTTCTATCACAGTTGAAGTTAGTGGTGATAATGCTATTACTGGTGTTAATGGTCACTTACTATATAAGAATGCTATTGGTAAATCATTGACTAAAACTGTAGCTACTACTGTTGGTGCTGGTATATATACTACAACTGTATTTGATGTAGTATCTGCTGCTGGCCTTGCTGTTGGTCAAGTTATTAAAGTTAATCTTGCTGTTGGTGTTGATGAGTACGTTACTATTAAAACTATTGCAACTAATACGTTAACTGTCGAACCAGCATTTAGTGCTATTCCAGATGCTGGTGATGCAGTTATTGGTCTTCAGACTTATATTCTACCAAAACCATCTGATACTGTCCCATCATTAGCTGTACGTGAGCACTTGAAACCACAAACAGGTACTACTATTGATTATGACTATCTTGGTGTTGTTGCTAGTGATGTTGCTCTAGCATATCCTGTTGCTAATATCGCAACTGCTGCATTTACATTGGCTGGTGCTGGATTTGTAGTTACTTCTCCTGGTTCAACTGTAACGTTACCATGTACTATTGCTACACCTATTGTAGGTAAGAACGCAGTATTAAAAGTTATGGGTAATGCTTATACAGCTCAAGATCTTTCTATTAATGTTACATCTGACATCTCAGATATTAATAGTATTACTACTGATGGTATTAGTAATAAGCTAGGTACTAAGAAAACTGTAACTGGTACATTTAAAACTGAGTATGTTGGTTCAAGTAACTTTGCAACATTTAAAGCTGGGACTTCTGGTTCATTGATGCTTCAAGTACGTGATGGTGGAAAAACTTCACCTATGCTTCAAGTTGTCTATATGCCAGACGTTAAGTTCACTGAAGTAACTCGTAGTGAAGATGGTGGTATTCTTTATGATAATATCACATTCCAAGCTATGAGTCCTGACTGTCTAGCAAATGAACGTGCTCTATCTATTGCATTCGCTTAATCTTTAAGATTAGCCTTCGGGCTAATTTATAAAGGCTAAGCCTCAATTAAAAGTAAATAAAAGGAAGTTAAATGGCAATCGTCATAACAAAAAGTAAAGAGAACCTAAAGTATATCCCAGTTTCAGAACTAGAAGTTGAAAACCCATTCTGTGTTTATGTGAAACCCTTAACAACTAAAGAGTTACTATTATTGGAGGACCGTGTAGTATCTCGTGTAGATGATGCTATTAGTTTTTCTATGGGAGCGTTTGCATTTAACGTATGTAAAGCCTCTATTGTAGGTTGGGAAAATATTAATGATGTGGAAGGTAATCTATTAGATTTTAAAAAGTCTGCTGATGGTTTACCACTTGATAGTACTATTAGTGCTATTGGTGCTGAGTTTATTCAAGAAGTTTCAAATGTTATTGCGGCTATCTCTCGTGATAGTTCTAAAATTAGCGTCTTCTTCCCAGAAGAAAAGTAAAAAGGAAACGTATGCTATACAGTAATTATTATAGGGCTGTATGGTATATCCCCCAATCTGAACGTGAGAGTGTTAAACCAGCATCGTTCCTCATTCAATCTCCCCCATATAAATTATATTTACAAATAGGTAATCCACTCAATATTCCAGGAGTTATTCCAGAGAATATTGATGAGTTGTTACTAACTACTTGTATTAAATCTTCATACAATGTCAAGAATCTATCAGACTATTCTGAATTAACAGAAGAAGTAAGACAGGATATTATACAAAGTATTATTGGATTATTTTATCCTGATAGTGAATTTATGGAAAGCTTAGAATTTTCTTTAGACTCATCACTTGATGAACGATTCTCTAATGAAACTTGGAATTGTGCTAAGTGTCAGGAAAAAGGTCTTGATAAGCAAAGGAATTGTCCAATGCGAGATAAGGCTGAGTACCATGATGATAGTTATAGTATTACTATAGGTGATGTTGAGTACAGTGAGTGTCCTATGCCAAAGAAAGACATGGAGTTACTCCATCAGGCATTTGATGCATACCGTATATATGATTCTGGATTTTTACCTGAGGTTGGCGCCTATGGTGACCAACCATTATTATTTTGTATTCTTGCTCAGAGAGTAAAAGATAAGCTTAAAAGTTATGAGCAAAAAGCATTAGATAAAGCTAAGTCGTAAGGTTAGCAAAAGGTAAATCAGCAGATTAACTAAAGGAATCCTTATGGCAATTGGGGTAAATACTGAGAACTTAGACGTTTTAATTACAGCTAAACTTAGCATCGACGAGTATAATAAAAACTTAAAGTCACTACAACAAAAAGTAGAAGCTACTACTAAAGACCTTAATACTGCTAACGAAAAAATTGAGTATATTAATAAGAAGAATGTTAAGGTATTAACTGAAGGTGCTAAAGAATCTTTAGATAGGCAGAAGTCTCTTATATTAGCAGCTCAAAAGAGTCTCAAATTATATGAGTCACAAACATATGAATTAGAAAAACAATTAGTTTTTGTTAAAAGACTAGCTGCTGCTAAACAAGCTGAAAAGGTTGATAGAGTAGTTGGACCTAGAGTAACCGATTGGACTAATGAATCCGATATGGTAGCTCAGAATAAGGCTGCGTTAAAACAAATAGCCTCTGATAATCAAGCTGCTAGGGCAAAAGAATTAGCTAACCTAAAGCGTGATATTATTGAAAGAGCAGCAGTACAGGCTAAACAAACTTCACAGGGTTATGGTTCTTTTGGAGCTAGCACTATTAATACAGCGACTAGAAATACTGGAAGTTTTACTAGTGTTAGCATGGGTAGTGGTAAGGCAATTGCTGATGAACGTATAGCTCAGAATAAGCGTCTTGAAGAATCAATGAAGCAACTAGATAATACTAGTAAAAATACATTCCCGCATAAAGTTAGTACTACAGCACAATATATGGCTGCTGGGGCTATAATTAGTGGTATAGCTACTAGTATCTATGGTACAGTTACAGCTATTATGGAATCAGATAAAGCCTTTAATATGTTTCAAGGTATTCTTGAAATGTCTGCAAAAGAGGCTAAGGGTTTACAAAAAGATATTTTTGCTATCGGTACTGCTTATGGTGGTTCGATATCTGACCTTAATGAATCTGCATTGGCACTTGGACGTGCTGGTTTAAAAAGTAATGAATTAGCTAGTGCTTTGAAAATAGTATCACAAGCTTCCTTAGTATCTGGTGATTCTCTAGCTAGTGTTACCGAATTACTTGTTTCTTGGAAAACAGTACATCCAGAAGAAACTATTGCACACCTTGGTGATATGATGGTTAAAGTTGCGAATGACTCATTAGCGTCATTTGATGACTTTAAAACTATGACTAACTATTTATTAACCTCAACAGAAACTATGGGAATGAGTGCTAAGTCTACTATCGCACTTGCTGGTGCTTGGAGAAATCTTGGTAAAGGTGCTAGTACAACTGGTACTGAAATTCGTAGATTTATGGACCAAGTTAGTAATGGTTCTGATGAAGTAAATAAAGCTTATGGTGCTATGGGTATAAATCTAGATAAAGTACAAAAAGGTTTAGCTCAAGGTGGGAAAGTAGCAGAAGCTACTATGATTCAAATATATAGAAATCTAGCAGAAGCTACTAAATTACACCCAGCAGCAGCTGCTGAGGCTTCTGCTAAACTACAAACACTTGATAAAGCTACTTTTAATTCTAATATTGCTCTTTCTAAACAAGTAGAAATTAGCCAAGGTGTTATGGGTACAGCCTATGAAAAAATGGTTACATCTGCTGAGAATTCATCTGGTGCGTTAGAGGCGGCTAATAAGAAAATTATTGTATCTTATTCAGTACTTGCTGAAAGAATTAAGAATACTCTTGTTGCGGGAGTATCGACATTTGCTGATAGTTTTAAAGATGGATTTATAGGTGCTGGTACAACTGTCGGTGATTTAGACGCAAAGATTGAAGAATTCAATGTTACATTTAGTAATGCTATGAAATCTATGGGTGAAGCTGCTGGTTGGGCTGCAAGTAAATTAGCACCAATTGTTTCACATATTGATGACATTATATTAGCCTATGGATTATGGAAAGGATTAGTTTTAAGTGGTTCTATAGTACAGGCACTCGGACTAATTACAACTTCTATTCTTGAAGCTAAAGCAGCACAAGTAGCATTTAATCTTGCAGCGTATAAGAACCCTTATATTATTGCTGGTGCAGCTATAGTAGCTGGTGTCGTGTATATGCGAGACCAATTAAATAGTGCTGAGGATGATGCTAAACGTATTTATGATAGGCAAGAAAAAGCCGCTAAGGAACAATCTGACTATTATAAAACTACTGATGGCCAAGCTGTAAAATTAGGTAATAATTTAATATCACTTAATAAGACATTAATAGCATTAGAGGCACAGAAACTTAAAGTTGGTAAAGAGCAGAATGCACAACTAGATAAACGAATAGCTAGTACTAAGACTATTATAACTAATAATGAAAAAGCTCTCGCAGCATTATCTGGGGTTAAAACTACTGGGACTAAGAAGATTGGAACAGTAGATTTATCAGGGACCGCTGCTAGTAAAAAAGAACCTAAGGGTCTTGATAAACAAGCTAGAGAATTATTTAATGTTTCTCAAGGTGCAGCAAAATTAGCTGAGGAAACTTACTTTGTAAATAGTAATATTACCTCACAATTAGAACAACAACGTTATCATGTAACTAATACAATTCCACAAATGCAAAAAGGGTTATCCCTTATTCGTGATAAAGAGTTACGTGAAATAGAAGCTAATAAGCTACAACTAGATAGACAGAAGACTCTAAATGACTCACAGGCTATTGAGAAAGCAATACTACTAGAAAATAGTAAACGTATAGATGCTCTTAGTATTGAACTAGAACTTGCTGGTAATATTTCTGATTTACGAAGAATTGAATTGGCAGACCAACAGAGACTGCAAACTGCTAGTGAAAACTATATGAAGACTATTAGTTCAATCGGTAGTGATGAGAAATTATCAACTGAACAAAGAGCTAAGAATAAAGAACTTAGAGATAGTGCGTTAGTAGTTTTAGAAAAAGAAGTTGTAGTATCTACTAAGCTTACAGGTATACAAAAAGAACAACTTAAGATTAAAGAAGACGCGTATAAATTTGCATTAGATACTGCTGCTTTAGGGCTACAAATTCTACAGGCTACTACGGGTGAACAGCAGATTAAACTTGAGCAATTAAAAATTGAACGGGATATGCAGGCTGAGATTCTTAAGATTCAACAAGAAGCCAAAAAGAATAATACTAGTGGTTCTATTGAAGAAAAGAAAGCAGTACAAAATGCTAAAGATAAGGCTGCGTATGAGAAAGCACATGTAAGTGGCGCTGAGACATATAACCAATTACTTACTGAATCTAATGTCGCTTTTGAGCGTAATAATACAACTGCCAAACAATTTATGCGTATTACTGATGATGGAATTCAAGCTATGACTTCTGGCCTTACCACCTTCTTTGACAGAAATGCTGAGGGTTATGGTAAATGGGCTACTCTTAGAGATACAATGACTAAGCAGATAATAGAGAGTTTGATGAGAGAATTAGTAATTAATCAAATGATTGCTGCTGTAAAAATGGGTATGTCTGCTGCATCTGGTGGGTTATCTAGTCTATTCATGGCTAAGGGTGGTATAACTAATTATGAAGCTAAAGGTGATGTTAACTATCTTGCTAAAGGTGGTTATGCTAATAGCATAGTTAAGAAACCAACCTATGTTGCTAAAGGTACAATTGCTGGTGAGGCTGGTGCTGAGGCTGTGCTACCACTACAAAGAGACTCCCAAGGTAGACTAGGAGTTAACGCTGGAAGCGGTGGTTCAGGTACTTCTCAAAATATAACTATTAGTATCAAAAATGAGGCGGGAGAAGAACTTAAAGTTACCCAATCAGAAGCCAGAACAGATATGTCTGGAATGGTAATTGATATTGTACTAGATGCTATTAATCGTAACAAAAGGGGAATGAGAGATGCTGTACGTGGATAATAAAATATTAGGAGAAACATATGGCAGCTTTTCCATTACCAAGTAATAATCCACTAGCTCCTGAGCCTCGTCTTGGGTCTAGTGATAAGAAATCAATAGGTATAACTAAGAGTGCATTTGAAGCAAACTATCTACAGGTTCGTAGAACATCTACTAGAAGTCGTAAGGCTTTTCAACTAGAATATCCAACACTAACATTAGCTGAATTTGCAATATTAGAGACATTCTTTGATGCTAATATTGGTACAGTATTTAGTTTTACACATCCAGTAGAATTAGTAACCTATCAAGTAACTTTCGCCTCTGGTGATTTAGAAAAAACATATAAAAGTTATGGTATTGTAGATACTAAGATTATGTTAGAATCAATTTAATTTAACAAAAGGAAATACTATGGCTTTATCACTTACTGCAATTGAAGAGAAAAATAAGTTAGGTACTGATAGTGTATTTCATATATTACTAGAAATATTAATTCCTGGGGTTGCCCCAGTTACTATAACTAATAATGGGAGTAATGTTACATGGAACTCTAAGGAATGGTTAGCTTTTCCATTTGAAATATCCGAATTAAATGAAGAGGCCTCTGGTGAAGTTCCACAATGGACTCTTTCAATTGATAACAGACAAAGAGTTATTGAGAAATACCTATCTGATTACGACCAGTATTTGAAAGTTAATGGTATTGATGGAAACCAAATTAAATGTAACTGCTATATCGTTAATAGTAAGGATTTACTTAATACTAGTCCAATTAAAGAAGTATACTTTGAGTTATCACAACCATCCACAACTTTTGAAACAGCAACTTTTATATTAACTGCTGATAGCCCATTTAATATTATTGTACCTAAACGTAGATTTATTAAACAATATTGTTATTGGAAATTTAAGGGTATTGAATGTGGATATGCTGGTACAGCTACTACATGTAATAAATCATTATTGCAGTGTAAGTCATATAATAATTCTAGTAGATTTGGTGGATTTCCAGGTGTTGGTATTGGTGGTATACGTCTATGATACAGTTTGAAAAGTATATAGGTATTCCATTTGAAGACCGTGGACAATCTATGGAATCTTCAGATTGTTACGGATTAGTACGCCTAGTTTATAAACAGGAATTAGGATTAGTTATACCAGAATTTAATAGTTCTTGTGCAGATACACGTAGAATATTCTCTGACTATTTAAAACAGATATCTGAGCATTGGGATTTAGTTACAGAAGAGACAAAACCATTTGATGTAATTGCTATGGCATATGACCATGACCACCCAAAAATTGTGCAACATTTTGGTATTTATATCGGTAATGGTATGATGTTACAAACACTTAAAGGTATTGGTGCTTTTACTATTAAAGTATCTGAGTACCAACATTATGTAAAAGGAATTTATAGATGGAGAGCATCCACTTAGAAGGTAATCAAGTATTAATTCCTGAAGTTATTACTACAGAATTAGTTACGCATAATGACCCATTTAACCCATCGGATATTTCTGTACTTATAGTTAATCCTGGCATATCTTGTTATTCATTACTAGAGAATTATAAATATGATATAGAGTACTACGATATAGTTATATCTAGGAATCAAGAGATTATTGATGTTGATTTTATTGTAGAAAAAGGTGATATTGTTAGTTTACTTCTAGTACCTAAAGGTGGGGGTGGTGGAGCTAAAACTATGATACTTGGTGCTATCATCACTATTATTGGTGCTGTACTTTTTTATACTGGAGTAGCGGCACCATTAGGGGTAATGATGATGAAAGTAGGTGTAGGTATGATGCTTTCAGGGGCATTAATGAGCCTATTCCCACCTACTGTTCCTACAACAATGCCAGGACTTAGTAGTTATGACCAATCAACAACTTATGGTTGGAATGTACAAGGTAACTCTATCGCACAAGGTAATTCGGTACCAATTCTATATGGCACTATGAAAATAACACCGCAATATATCGGTAAATACCTAGAGGTATCAAATAATAATCAAATATTAAAAATTTTATTAGGACTAGGTGAAGGACCATTTGATAATATCACAGAAATAACTGTGAATGATACTCCTATTAGTTCATTTAGTGATACCTATCATGAATATCGTTTAGGTACCAATAACCAAACAGTTATATCTGATTTTAATGATACTTGGTCTGACCAAGGAATTAGTAAAAAACTTACTAATACTAGTACATGGTCATATGCATTAACATCAGGTGACGCAGTCACTTCTTTAGGTGTTGGTATATCTTGTCCACAAGGACTATATTATGCGAATGATACTGGTGGTATGGATAGTTACTCAGTATATATAGATGTTGAATATAGACCAGTTGGTGGTGTATGGGCTAATCTATTAGATAGCGGTTACGTAGTAGATACAATGTTTTATTATGTAGACCAAAATCCAACTGTAGGTGTTAATTATGGTACTTTCTGGTATAACCCAGGAGTTTATGCTGATGCTACTGGACCATATGATGTATATGCACAACAGATAGTTGGTAAGTATAGTAGTCAACCATCAACAACTCCAATATTTATGGGTACAGTCACTACACTACCAGCTGATGTGACTGGTAGAGCACTTTTTATGGGGCAAAATGCTTGGGCTGTTACTAGACGTTATAGTGCTTCAAGTTATTTTACTATTACTGGAAATCAACCATCTGCTATTCGTAGAACATTTAAGGCTACTGGTTTACCACCAGCACAGTATGAGGTACGTGTAAGATTTTATCAAAACCCTGCTACTAGTAGCAGATACGGTTCAGCCACATATTTTGAAGCGCTACAAGAAGCTATTTCTGATGATTTTACTTATCCAAATACAGCTTTACTTGCTCTAAGTATGAAGGCAACTGACCAGTTAAGTGGGGGTTTTCCTAAAGTTACGTGTATAGCATCTAGAACTACTGGAACTTATGGTAGATTAGATAATCCAGCTTGGGCTGCTATGGATTTACTTATGAATAGTAGATATGGTGCTGGGATTCCTTTAAGTCGTATTGATTTTCAAGTATTCAGCGACTGGGCGACATATTGTAATACTGAGGGTTTTACAATTAATATGTATATTGACCAGTCATTATCTTTAGTACAGAATCTACAACTCATAGGGCAACTAGGCCGTGGTAGAATTATACAATATGGTTCTACATTTTCTGTAATTGTTGATAAACCAAATATTATACCAACTCAGGGTTTCTTATTTTCAATGGGAAATATTATCCAGAATTCATTTTCTGAAGTATTTTTGCCACTTAAAGATAGAGCTAATGCAGTAGAAGTCACCTATTATGATGCGAATAATGACTATGAAAGAACAACTATAGAAGTTACTCAAGGTAACTATGACTTAGTTAATATCGTTAATAAAGTACAATTAAACCTTCTTGGGTGTACATCTAAAGAACAAGCTCTTAGACAAGCTAAATATCATCTTAACCAAAATCGTTATCTAACTATTACCTCAACTTGGGAAGCATCAATTGATTCTATCCATTGTAAAGTTGGGGATATTGTTAATGTGGCCCATGATGTACCACAATGGGGTTACTCAGGGCGTATTACTAATAATACTACAAATACTATAACTGTCGATAGAAATGACTTAGTAATGGAGGTTGGTAAGACTTATTATATTCAAGTATCTAATAGTAATACTGATGAGCAAGTATATGTTCCAATTACTAGTGTACTAGGTGATGTATTAACAACTTCTAGTACATTAGGTGTACTTGGAGCTTACTCTGTATATTCTTTTGGTGAAGTTGATAGGCATGCAAAGAAAATGCGTGTACTTTCTATTAGTACTGCTGGGGATTTAAAACGTAAAATTACAGCTGTAGAATATAATGAGAACGTCTATAATGATGCTGTGGCTATTCCAGCACCACTACAGGTTCAAGACCTAAGAACTAAAGACTTGGTTGCTAGTGAATATATGAGAATAATTACTGGTGGTGCAATTGATACAGTCGTACAACTATCATGGAAAGGCGCTGCTCTTAATTATAACGTTAGTTATAGATTATTAACTGAAACGTCATTTACCTCTGCTGGGATAGCTCGAACCACCTCTACGGAAATCTATGGACTTATTGAGGGTGAATTATACGAGTTTATGGTTGATGGTATTACCACTCAATATAGAGTTCTTGGTAAAACTACTCCACCAGATCCAGTGATTAACCTAGTTGGTTCAGAATTTTCTAATACATTTAAACTATCATGGGATTATCCATATATTCCTGTAGACTTTAATCATTTTGAGATTTATGCTGATGGTGTACTTCTAGGAAGTAGTATTACTACTAGTTTTTCTGAGTATATTCCAACTATTAAATCTGTATCATTTACAGTAGTAGCTGTGGATTCTTCTGGTAACCATAGCACTCCAGTTGGTGTTATAGTTACACCACAAGGATTACAACCAGTTACTGGACTAAAAGCATATTACATAAATGAACAAACTAGAATTACGTGGGATATCTTATCTGATACTAGGTCACCAATAGATTATGAAATTCGTATGGGAACAATATGGGATGATGGATTAATTCTTGGTAGAGTTATCACACCAGAGTACACTGTATCTGCTAATGGTACTTATATGGTTAAAGCACATTATCAGTATCCTAATGGTACTAATATTTATAGTGTTTCAGAATCCCAAATTACTATAGTAGGTGCTATGATACCTAAAAATATTGTGGCCTCATTTAATGAGAAAACTACTGGTTGGTTAGGTACAAAAACTAATGTTTATGTGAATGCAGATGGGAATCTAGAATTAATGTCAGACCCTCTTGATACTATACCAGTAATAGACTCAGAACTAGTTTTTGACTATGCTGGTGGTATACAAGCTATGGGTATTTATGAAATACCAGCTGCACATATAGTTGATATAGGTACGGCTCAAGTATGTAGATTATGGGTCGATTATAAAGCAGAAGGTAGGATTGTAACAGACCGTGTAGATAATATTTTCAATTTTGACTCTTGGGTTAGTGTAGATGGTAGAAGTTCTGACTATAATCTAATACCTCAGATTGCTATTGCACAAGATGATGGTGTATTTGGCCCTTGGGAAGATTTTGTAGTTGGTGATTATATAGGACGTAAGTTTAAATTTAGGGGTATATTTATATCCCTTAGTGCAGATACTACCTGTATATTATCTGAGGCTACATTCTATATAGATATGCCAGATAAATTACAATCAGCTAATAATATTATTATCCCAAATACTGGGACAACTATTACATACCAAATACCATTTCAGGTGCCACCTAATGTACAAATAACAATAGTTAGTGCTCAGGATAACGATGATGTAATACTTACAAGCCAAACAATAAATGGTTTTGGTATAACAATTAGTAACGGTGGCGTTGCCGTACAACGTAATATTAACTGGCTCGCTAAGGGCTACTAGGAGAAATAAGTGGCGCAACATGACTATGATATAAATAGCTCGGATGCTATTAGTGGACTACAATTTAGACAAGACCTTAACGCATGTTTATCAGCTATTAAATCTGGGAATGCTGGTGCTACTGAACCAGCTACTCCTACTGCTGGTATGGTATGGTTTGATACCTCGGTATCACCTGCAGTATTTAGACAACGTAATTCTGGTAATACTGCTTGGGTATTAGTTGGTAGTGATGGTACTATGGGCGTATCTTTAGCTGCCGCGGCTACTACAACTATTGGTGGTCAAATGTATGGGGATACTATTGTTATCTCTGGAAATACTGCTATTACTAGTTTTGGTGTTTCATCTACTGGTACAAAAAGAACTTTGATTCTTAGTGGTACACCCACAATTACACATAACGGTACATCTTTAATTTGTCCTGGTGGTGCATCAATCGTTTGTATAGCTAATACAATAATTGACTTAGTATGTATAGATGGTACCCTAAGTTATTGGGAGGTTACTTCGGTACAACACCCAGATGTTTCATTTACTGAACTTGGGTATTTGGATGGTGTAACTTCTGCTATCCAGACACAGTTAAATGCGAAAGCAGCTTCCGCTACTACAGTGGCTAAAGATTCTGCTACTGGTGTAGCATACTATCCAGCAGGGACTACCGCAGAACGCCCAGTTCTTGCAGATACAGTTGTTGGTGTACGTTATAATACAACTCTAGGTGCTGAGGAAATTGGTATAGGTACAACAGGAGCTACTACATGGAAAGTGCTATCTGATACTTCTCATACGCATGCTACATACTTAGCCTTAGCTGGTGGCACAATGACTGGTGCTATCACAGCGCTGCGAGAAACAAAAGTAGCTATGGGCGCTAATGATATTAATCTAGCCGCTGGTAATCTATTCACAAAGACTATTGCTGGAATTACCACACTTACAGTATCAAACTGGTTGGCAAGTGGAAACGCAAATAGCTTTATCCTTGAATTAACTAATGGTGGTGCTTTTGCTGTAACATGGTTTGCTGGTGTAAAGTGGGCAAGTGGGGTAGCCCCAACTCTAACAGCTGCTGGGATAGATATTTTAGGATTCTACTCACATGATGGTGGGACTACTGTGCGAGGAATACTTCTTGCGAAAGACAGTAAGTAATGCTTAGGAATATGTTTGGAGGCACTAAATGCCGTACTATTGATAAGGTAGACATCTTCGGTGATTCATCAGGTGTAGTACTCTATCGTTTAGATGGTAATGCTAATGATACTGGTGGAAACTATCATGGTACTGAAACTAACATAACGTATGGTGGCGGAGTGTATGAGAGAGGCGCTATTATTACAGCTACTAACTCAAGGGTAGCCTCAGCTGTACCAGTAAGAGCCATTAGTATGTGGATTAATAGATATACATCTAGCACAAATATTAATGCTAGACTATTCTATACTACTTCAAATCATGGGGCTTATTTAGATGCTAACACTAATAACATATTAGAACAGACTGGCGGTACAATCACCAAAATAAAAGTTAATAATGTTCTTACTAATATAATTACAAGAGATTCATTAATCCATGTGTATATCGAATTAAATCTTACTACAAGCGGAACAACATATATTGGGAACCACTCTACAGATACTTTCCAAATAGGAGGAATAGTAGACCAAGTGAGAGTTTTCAATAGAGCATTGACTGACATAGAAGTAGCTACACTCTATGCTGAATGTGCTCCTACATCAATAGTAGATAATGCTAATCCATTTGAAGATAATAGTCTAAAAGCTATGTATCAGTTCAATGGTAATGCTAATGACTTAACTGGCGTATATAACGGTACAGCTACGAATGTAACATATGCAGCTGGTAAGTTTGGACAATGTGCTGTTGGTGATGGCAGTCTTTCTAAGATAAAAGCTGATTTTCCTTATACAAATTCAATGGCTATTTCTTGTTGGGGGTATATTACTACTTTAGGACAAGCTCAATTTATATTTGGTGAAGCAGATACATTAGGTACAAATGCAAGTATAAGAATAGCTTTGGGACTAACCGCAACAAATAACTATCAGATTTACCTAGGGAATGGAACATTAGGATTAAACAGTAATACTATTGTATCAGGGTTACTGGCTAATACTTGGTATCATTTTACATTAGTAATTAACAATCTTAATGTTATGCTATATAGAGATGGGGCATTGGTAGCAAACCTAACAAGCACCACACCTATTGGAACACATACAGCAGGAAACTTTGCATTTTTAGATTTAGGGAATTACGCTACAGCAGGGGTATTTAGCTGGAATGGCTCAATAGACCAACTAAGAATCTTCAACAAAGCTCTAACACCAATGGAAGTAGCTTCACTCTATACAGAAACCACCCCAATGGAAGAACCTCTAGCAACGCTAGTTGACCCATTCAAAGATGGTAGCGGTAAAGCACTATACAGACTAGAAGGTAACGCACTAGATGAGAGTGGTAACTATAATGGTACTCCTACAAGTGTGACTTACGGGAATGGGATTAGTGGAAGGTCTCCTACATTTAACAATACTTCTGCATACATATCAAACACATTCACGGGAGTTGGGTTTGATGATTTTACAATATCTGTTTGGGTCAATCCAACAAGTGTTGCACTCGGTACATGGCAACAAATTATTGGTGGTGTAAATATTACTAATTATTATTCATATTTTATAGACCAAGATACATTAGGAAGAATATCTATTAGTGATAGTCATGGGGGAACAGCCGCATCTACGGCTAATAATGCATTACCAATTGCAAATGTATGGTATCATCTATGTTTTACCAAAGTTGGCACTGCTAGAAAATTATACATTAATGGAGTTCTATCTATAAATGATTCTCTTGGTACAGTAACTGTTGCAAAACCAACTGGGTTAATGATAGGTAAGTATTTCAATTCAACAACCCAATCTTGGAATGGCTCAATAGATCAGTTAAGAATATTCAATAGATCAGTAACCCAAGCAGAAGTGACTCAACTATATACAAACTTGAGCTAGGATACTATGAATTACTCTAAAATATATAATCAACTTATAGCCAATCGTAAGTTAAATGTCCATAGTGACGATATATTTACTGAAAAACACCATATCATACCAAAGTCCCATGGGGGTTCAGACAGTATAGATAACATAGTTGCCCTATCCGCTAGAGAGCATTTCATAGCCCATTGGTTGCTGTGGAGGATTCATAGGGATAAAGCTATGGCATTTGCCTTTAATGTAATGTGTTGGAATACATATGGCAATAGGTATAAAAATAGTTATGCATTTGCTGAGGCTAGAAAAGCAAATAGAGATAATTTAGTAGGCAGAACTATATCAACTGAAACTAGAGATAAACTATCTAAATCAATGAAAGGAAGGCCTTCTCCTTTAAAAGGCAAAAAGGCTTCAGATGCTACTAAAGAAAAATTAAGAGTTAAAGCTAAAGTAACTGGGTTAATGCATATTGGCAACACTTATGTACTAGGTAGAAAACATACAGAAGATGCTAAAGCAAAAATGTCTTCCAAGGCAAAAGGAAGGATTGTGTCAGAAGAGACTAAAGCAAAAATAAAAGAATCAAAAAGAGGTATAGTGCATAGTGTAGAAACTAAACTTAAAATGTCAGAGTCTGCCAAATGCACAGTTAGATTAAAAGTGGTTTGTCCACATTGCCTTAAAGAAGGCGATAATAATCTTATGAAAAGATACCACTTTGATAACTGTAAATTAAACACACAAGGAGCATAACATGGAACAATGGTATAAAGATGGTGAGGTATTCAATTCACTAATAGCAATAAGAAACAAGATGAAAGAAGTATCACTACCAATGCTATTAACTGATAGTATAGTAGCTGAACTAGGATTCGTCAAAGTAGCAGATGTAAAGCCTGCAATCGCTGCAAGTCAGTATACTGTTGAAGGTGCAATCGAATTGGTTCTAGGTGTGCCTACAAAACAATACACAGTAGTAGATAAGTCAGTTGAACAGATAGCATCTGAGACAGCAGAGTATATGAAGGGTATTGTGGATAACTTCACCAATATAACCACAGAATATATTGAAGCTAAAGTACAAGCATATAATGCTGCAAATGGTCTAGCGTTTAAAGATATTGATGCGTTTACTAAGTACGCTATTAATGCTGGATCGCAGCATCATGCTATTGCTAATCAGTTCATAACCTATGCTGATAATGTGTGGGCTGCTATAAGAGCATACCAAGCAACTGCAACAGTGATACCTACTGAGGTCGAGTTCAAAGCAGTCCTAGACACTGTGGTATTCTGATGGCTTGCTGTACATTATTCCCAGAGCGTTGGCGTGGAGATGAAATAAGTGCAGCATGTTGTAATCATGATTACGATGTAACCCATAACTATAATTTGGTTACACCAGCTAAAAATTTCTGGTATAACTTAAAAAATTGTGGTGTCCACTGGCAATGGAGATTAATGATTGTTTTTGGTGGCACCATTGGTCATATTATAAAATACCCTTGGTTGGCTATACAGACCTATAAAAATAGGAGAAAATTATGTTCGGGTACTTAAAATATTTATGGCAAATATATAGTCCATTTGACATAAATAGAATTATTCGTGAAATGGCCGAACCTCTTAAAGAGGTTAGAGTTACATTAGATGAAATACGCCATAGTAATAATGTGACTATCGCATTACTCGAAAATGAACTAGCAGAGAAAGAATTTATACTACAGCAATTCGCTAATGCTATACCAGATATGGTGTGGTTCAAACAATATGATATTGATGGTAATGGGGGGCAGTATATCTATGCTAATCAGGCAATACGTGATCAACTTCTATTATGCCCTAATCCAATTGGGTATACAGATATAGAATTAGCAATTAGGGCTAAAGAGATATACGGGATAGAAAATCATACGTTTGGTGAAAAGTGTGCCAATAGTGACCCTATTACTATAGAGAATTGGAAAAATGGTATTACTTCTAGTAGATTTTTAGAGAGTGGTAAAGTTAAGGGTAAGATGGTGTATCTTGAGGTACATAAATCTGTTGTAGTCACAGAGCATGGGAAAGTTCTAGGGGTATGTGGTTCTGGTCGCGATATTACAGAATATATTGAAGCTGTTAAAGAATTATCTTTAATAGATAATAACGATATTGAGTGTTGTCTATCAATACGAAAATTAGTTAGTGTGTTTAAAAAATATGAATTTGGGGAGGAGTAAGTATGGCAGCCGAAACGTGGGAGGAAGTAAGGTATCATGTTCTCGGGCAACTACCACTATTGAACCAAAAGATAGATAATGTCGCTACTCAGTTAACATCAGTGGATAAGAAATTTGAAACTAGTATGTCAGTTCTAACAACTAAAATGATGATGATTATGGCTATTGGTTCTGGAGTTATTGGGTTAACCATCCAGTTAATTACCCATGCTTTTGGTATAAAATAATGAAAACAATAGAGCATGATTCCACATGTGAAATATTATACAAGTTGAGAGATGCGGTAGCTGCTGATGAATTAATTTTTGCTATGTATTTAGTTGGTCAACTACAAGAAAAATTAACTAGGTTAATTAATAGTCAGGAACACAAGGGTTGTATCCTTAATTGTGGTAGTAAATAATGTATAAAATACAAGTATTATCAAAACTATTGGCTAAATTAATAGCTAACTCTGAGTTCACCGAAGCATTTAAAGTATATGAAGAACTAGGTAAGGTTCTTGATACATATAAAATATCATGTTAAAGGGATTACATGCAATTAACAACACATTTTAGTATAAGTGAATTTGTGAACTCCACTAATTTTCCAAGTTTAGTTCCTCGGAATACACTAGAAGCACAACCCTATATTAATTATATGACTAGAGTAGCAGAACAATTAGAGATTATTAGAGCGTACTATAAGATGTCTATAATTGTTACTAGTGGGTTTAGAGGCCCTTCATTAAATTTAGCTGTAGGTTCTAGAGCTAAAAGTAGCCAGCATCTAACTGGGCAAGCAGCTGATTTTATCATTCCTGGTGTAACTGTGGATAGAATTTTTAGTGATATTAAATCTGGTAAAATTAAACTTACAGATTGTAATAAATTAATTCTTGAGAATGTTAGGGGTAAATCTTGGATTCACCTAGGTATCGCTAATAAAAAGACTACAAAGATAACATACCTTAAAACTATTGATGGGGCAAACTATGAATTGGTTTAATAGCCTAATCTCTGATGGTTCTGCTATAAGTTCTGCAAGGTTCCTAAATATCTTTGGCGCTATTGTATTATCTGGTGTGTATATTGCAGGATTTATTACTGGTAAACCTATTGATATTAATATCACTACAGTATTAGCTGCATATTTTGGTGGGGTCTATGGAGTAAGTAAAGGTTTTACAGTAGTAAAATCTTATATGGATAAAAGGAAAAATAAAGATGAGCTTATTACTGAATAATATTTGGAAGTATATCTCTGGTTTGATGTTTGCTTTGCTAGTAGCTATTAGTATTGCTTACTATATACAAGGCAATAAATTAGATACTGTTAATAGTAAATTAGAGAAGTCACTCGTTGATAATAAACTATTAGAGATTCAGAAAGATTTATTAATTAATACTATTGGTATACAGAATGATGCCATGGATAAAATTACTATCTCTGAGAAGAAGAATACTGACGTGTATCATGAGCGTGCCATAGAGCTATCTAGAAGCCTCGAGAAGGAAAAGCTAAGAGTAAGAGACCTTAATGGTTCTGCTGACTGTACAGAGGCTTCTAGGATAATTAAAAGGATTATTGATGCGAACACTTCTATTTAGTTTTATAGCTATGATTATGTTTTCTGGATGTATACCTAAAATAGTTTATGTAGATAGACCAGTAGTTGTTAAGGTACCTATTAGATGTAAAATTCCTGAGGTTAAACCATTAGTGTATGGTAAGAATATGTCTGAGTCAACTATTAATATTGAAGAGTACATTAGGAATCTAGAAAATGCTCTAAGAGCATGTAAGGATTAATTATGCCATGCAATAAATGTAGTAATGGTAAATGGCAAATTGGTGCTAAGGGGCCTTGTGCATTCCTAACTAAAGAACAGTGTGAAAGAGCTTTAGCAGCTATATATGCTACTGTTAATAAAATAAAGGATTTATATGCCACACTCAAAGGTAACTGCTAGAAATATCTTAGCACCTATAAAAGATAGGGATAGACAAGAACTACTTGGTCTTACAGATTTAGTAGGTGATGCTTGGGGTAGGCAAAAAATTGTTAGTGACTATTCATTATTTCAAGCTCTATGGACTTTTGAAGTCCCAAGTACTATATGGCTAGAATACGTAAATGGGGTGGAGAGCCCTATTACAAATTTTACTAGTTTTAATGGTATGTTAAGTGCAGTTGGTGCTAATGGGGTTACAAGATTACTTAGGTCTAGACGCTCACCACGATATCAAACTAATCGTGGGCACTTATTTAGTACCTCAGTTATCCTACCTACTGGTGCTAATTCTAGTGTATATAGATTTGGAATGTATAATGACCATTCTGGTGTGTTCTTTAAGATGACTAATGGACAACTATTTGCATGTCGTAGAACACTGATTGGTACTACTATAACAACAATTGAGGAATTAATTCAAACTCCAGAAGGATTTGATTTTACTAAGGGTAATCTATATGACATCCAAATGCAATGGAGAGGTGTTGGTAATATTTATTTTTATATAAACCAGCAATTAATCCATACAATGAAGTTACTTGGTACATTAGTTAATGTATCTATATCTATTCCATCATTACCAGTTAGTTTTGAAATTATCGGTACTGGAACTATGTATTCAGGTTGTGTTGACCTAGCTAGTGAAGGTGGTGGTCAAAGTGTCCGACAACGAGGTACTGTTGATAGTGGGGAAATATCACTATCTGCGATTGAAGTTCCAGTATTATTAGTATTTATCCCAAATACTATTACTTATAATACTAATTCTATTATGAATAGTAGAGACGTAGCACTGAGACGTATGAGTGCATTCTGTGATGTTAATAGTACACTTAAAGTATATACTACAAGAACAGCCACTAAATTCACTGGAACTACATTTAGTAATTACGATACTTTAGGGACGATTAAATATGCAGTAAATGGTCAGATTGTACTTGATAATTTAACTACTAATATTAGTAGAGTATTAACTCGTAGACTACCTGCAAATATTAGTATTGATATTAATAATCCTGATGACCAATATGGTGAATTTTATATAACCCATGGGGACTACATATTAGTTACAATGCAAGCAAAGAATGTTGCTTTAGGTGGTGTCTCAATTGAATGGGGACAAGATACATAATAAAAGGAAATAAATGTTATTAGAATCTATGGTAGGAAATCTGAAGATTTTTCAAGATAATCCAAAAGGTACGTATAGAGGAATTCGCAGAGAGTTTTTCCCACTTTGGAATGGTTGGGAAATGTTAGAGCAAGGTCGTAGTATACAAGAGATTGATACTGCAGTAGAAGAATTTTATATAAATTTTTATTATTATCACCTTAAGTTAGACTTATTGGAAAACCAAAATATAGCCTATATTCTATTAAACTTTGCAACACTGCATGGCAAAAAGAAATGTCTGCAGAAATTGCAAAAAGTATCTGGAGGTATTGATAAATTTAATGCCCTTGGTAAAGCTGGAGAATACCAGCTTATAATTGAAATACTAGATTTCTATGAATATATTAGGAGCACAGATACCAAATGGGTATTTGATGCTTATAGTAAATTACTCATCACCAACTAATTTGATATAATCAATCTTACCTGTTGGTGTTATAGTACCTATAGTTTGCCCCCAATCTAATCCTAGAAAACCATTAGTATGACAATAACCATTGATTCCAGTAAGTGAACCATTAGTTATATACTTACCACTATTTGGCATTTCTTCTATAGAAAACTTATGGGTATGCCCTTGGAATATATTATCTGGAACTAGGCCAGTAGTTTGTCTAAAGGCCTCCTTAACTCTAAGGAATTTCATATCTCCTGAGAATCTAAACATATCCCCATGGTGCAATCCAATAGTTTTCCCATTACAATTAAATGCTAGTAAACCAGTAGTACTAATTTCAATTTTAATATTAGTGTACGCTGCTAGTTGTGCTTTAAGGATTTGATGGAATAAATATTCGAAGTTAAATCCTTGTCCAGTTGCTTTCTTATGTTCAGATATTCTACCATGATTACCATGAATACATGGCATATAAACTTCTTCATATATACTAGACATTACAATTAAATAACCAGATAGTATAGTTGCTAGTTCAGCTACAGCTTCACCTAGTGGCTTTGTAGTTGATTCAAGCGTATCATGTATAATACCACTGAAAATATCCCCACCAGACATAACAACTATCTTTTTCTCACCACGATAACTTCTAACAGACTCACTAAATACTCTTCCTAATCTTACCTTCGCAATGTCCCAATTAAACTCATTAGCTTGCCCGACATCTTTACGACTAATAGCTTCCTCAAAGTGTAAGTCACTTAGTAGTATAAATTGTGTGTACCCAGAGTAATTCTTTATACTTCTAGGTGGCACACCTATAGCGATATTCTGTGGTTTCAACATATTTACTTTAGCAACCGTATCATTCATGATTTGTTCATAAGTAGACTTCTCAATATCTTCATGGAGTTGAGATTTGTATTTACTAATTTGAGCCTTAGCAGTTATTAATTGTTTTTCTTTACCAACAACTTCTTTACTAAGATGGTCTAGGATACTATGAGCTTCTTCCAGTTCATTACTAATAAGACTTGTAGAAGACTCATCAAATCTTGTTAAGTATAATGAGTAATCTCCAGCACGGAACTTCTTTGGTAATCTTAAATTAAGTGTACTAGCATAAGTTCTGACTAAATACTCCTTACACCCTAGAATACTCGCCATCTCTTCTGTAGATTTCTTTTCTTTGTACACGTCAAGAAATTCATCAACCGTAACACCATATCTATTCTCTAATTCAACCTTAAGCTTCTCAACTTGTGTCATCTTTGTCCTTTTGTTATCTATTATTAATATTTAGATTTACTTAGTATGTCTATAGTAAATAGTTCAGTATTACCACTAGTTAATACCTTTGATCCCTTATATTGAAATTCCTTATACTCTCGTAATATCCTACGCTCTTCATTATAGCACTCATTACCATTACTAAATTCTTTAGTCCACACTATATCTATAATATCTAGGTCCTCTAATGGGAATCTTTCTCTAACTGTACGATTCGTAATACCTATCTTCCATAATGTGATACCACTAGTAGTTACTTTCAGATAATATAGTATACCAGGTTTATTTTTATTAAACCCAAATCTGGCACACTTTGGACAACCTTTACCACTTAAATGGTTTGGTGGTGTCTGTAAGAACTCACCATGCTCTCTACAGTTAATTACTACTTTTATATCGGAGCGACTATAAATAGTGTTGCTGTAGTCGTACGTGAAATTATGTACATTATTAGCAGATAAAATAAAATCATTCTGATTAGAGAATAGCGCAGCATTAGCACACTTTTTACATCCCTGACCATTTAAATGGTTATTTGGGGTTTGTAGAAACTCCCCGTGTAATTTGCATGTAATTATTACTTTATCTTTAGAACCAATATATTCCGTATTACTATAATCATATACATCACCATGTATATTAATAGCTCTAGTAATGAATTTTTCATTATTTAGAAACTGACGAACATCAGCACATTTTTTACATCCATGGCCTAATAAGTGGTGTCGTGGGTACTGAGTGAATTCCCCATGTGTTCTACATATAATAACTACTTTTTTATTCGTGGTAGTGTACTCTGTATTTTGATAATCATAAGTATCGCCATGTATACTAATAGCATTACTGATAAAAATAGCGGTATCCATTAATTTCCACACCTAAGAAGTCTTACTGCTATACATTTATTTAAATACTCCGGGTCACAAAGTACGTTCCTCATAACTTGTTCTTTCAATTCATGGAAAGTTGCACAAGTCTTACTATTACACCACATAAGAATTTCTCTCTTAGTTAACTTACCACCATCCTTAAGCATTGCTTTAACATGTAGTGATGAACTCAGATATTTCTTCCAGTTACTCTCGGTAATCACAATCTTTCTTCTTGCAGACCCTGTAACCTTAGTTCTACGTGCAGATGTTAATTGTTTCTTTCCAATATACTTCCATAACTTACCAAGTTTATCAGTAATTTCTAGGTAATATACGAAAGCTACTGCACCAACTGGTGGTTCTGCCTCTTTTTCTTTAAAAGTCCAATTAATCACAAAATAACCCCGTAATCTTTACTAATATAAATATGACTATAAGTAATCCAATAGCAGTAGTCATCGTTTATTTCTAACTCTACTTGTAACTTTACTCGTAGTTTCTTCTGAGAATTTATATAAAGTTTTTGTATGTTCAATAAGTATATCATATATAGATACCTTTTTCTTAACCATCTGTTTAATTTCGACTTCCTCATTTGTCTCATCTATAACTAATTTAGGGACTAACTCGCAGGTAACCTGTGGATGCCGTATGAGTTTGCTAAATTCATCTAGTAAATCAGTGATTGTAACCTTATATAAGTTATCGTCATCTAATGTTTTAACCCATTGGTTATGCTCTTGTATACTAGAAAAACTTTTAATATCTTTGTACGGTAACTCTTCTCTATGCCTAGTAACTTCTAGTGTCTCAGTATCTACTACGAGCCAACCATTAGTCTTCTTATATTTTGTGTAATGATTATGCGTGGGTTCAGAGGTATACCAGATATTTTCATATGGTTTATGCGGACTATGAATATCACCAAGAACTACTAACTTAAACTTCTCTGATAATTCCTTAAAGTTAATCTCTTCAATAATATATGGTGGTATTGTACACCTAGCATGGGTAAATAGTAGGTTACATTTAGTAGTGTGTATTTGGTTATGTGTGAATCCAACGATATTACTCCAACCAACAAATACTATATTATCTATCTCTGTAATACCTTCATAATACTTAAAGTCTTTTTCTGGTAGAAATTTAAATGTGGTTGAATCATGATTACCATCAATTATAATAATATTGGTGAAGTGTTCTGATAGGTCGTGAATAAACCCATAGAATAATTTTATTTCTTTTAGGGATGGATTATTTTTATCGAAGACATCTCCAAGTAGATACAATGAGAATATATTTGGATGTTTTGTTTTTAATGCAGTGGAGAGTTTTGAAAGCCTATTTGTTTCAAATACTAATTGATTACTTACTTTAATATGTAGGTCACCAAGGCATATAGCCTTAGATGCACTAGTAGACATTAGTCAACCCAATCTTCAGTTGCTCCTGTAGTATTGGTATCATCAGCAGAGAATGTACCCTCATCTTCGTAACCATCAAAGGCGTCAGCTCCGTAGTTTGGTACATCAATGATTTTAATTCCATTCAAACGAAGAACGATACCTTTATACATACCAGAACTCACAATCTCTACACCAACCTGTAGACGAATCTTACTACGATTTGGGATAGCTGAGATACTATCAAACTTTACAGGTTTACCAGCACTATCAAATAGATTTGGTGGATATTTAATTGAGGTCTTAGCCTTAATAATCATATCTCCTGTAGGATTCCCTTCACGGTCTACAGATTCTTTTACAGGCCATGCTGCTTTATCAAATGGTAAAACCATTTTAGTGCCATCAGCTTGTGCTTTCTCGTATAGAGCTTTTACCTCAGTTTGGAATGCAGTAAATTCATCAGCAGTGATAATAAGACTTGTTTCATACTTATTCTCATCATACTGAGATGCATTTGGTACTGAACAGTATAGTGCTGAGCCAACTACTGTTACGATTCTGCCTAATTTGTTTGATTCAATTTTTGGTGCTGTTGCCATTTGTTATTTCCTTTGCCCTACTGGGACTTATAAATTTTATCAACCAGAAGTTTAACTTCAACTTATTTTTATCAACCTTAACTTAAACCTTAATAACTACAACATACCTCTCCTTTTCTTGAGTATACACATTATACCTGAAGTAACCTTAAATCTAGCTTAAAATAGCTTTTTGGTATTCAATAAATGGTAATGGGTACTCTTCTCGTATACTCTCGTATAGCTCTTGTTTAAGTACATAATATATAGTACTACCAGTTCGTAGTATCTCCCAATCTTTATACCTAAAATTAAATGGTTTATCAATAAACTTTTTAAAGTTTAGATAAGTAATAGGTACAATAAAATTCTCTCTTCTAAACTCAGTGTACTCTATAAGTTCTTGTACACATCTCCAGCAGAGTTCCTTTGTACTTACTACACCACATAATGAACATGTAGTTGTCCATGCGCTTACTCTAGATGTAACCTTGAGTGTTACAGGAGTATACCCTAAGACTTCCTGCAGTTTATCCCTAGTAGTTTGTGGTATGATATTAGAAGCTAATAGGAATATTACATAGTACATCTCTGATGGAATTGTTAAGAAATACACGGCACATATGATATTATCTAGAGTACCTTTATATGAATACTTAGTTGGACCAATAGATACCTTATCCTTATTATCTAGTATTGCTTTTCTAGTATCTGGATTATGAGTGTAACTAAGGACTAACTTAATATCTTTATATGTGTACCCAAGATTAAATAGGATATTATATCGTTCTTTTATAGATGACTCTTCTAATAACTGTAGGTATTCTATCATGCTTCTCCTATCATAACAGATGATAATCCACCTGTCTTTTCTACAACTACCTCATAGTCATAGTTAATCAAATCTAATTCTTTACCATGTGTGATAATAAATATCGACTGACCAAGACCTTTAAGGTAACTAAATAACCTCTGCATCTCTTGTGCACCAGAAGCATCCAATGAACTAGACGCCTCATCTATTGATAGAAAGTTATCATCAGACTCTGTGATTGCTTTCATTGCGTCTAGTAAGCTAATGAGTATCAGAAGTGATAGTCTAGTCTTCTCACCATTACTTAGAGAATCTATAGGGATTTGTACTTTATCTTGCTGGATAGTTATACACATACCTAATTTATCATTACCAACTACAATATCAAACTGTTCAAGATTAATTAGTTCAGAGTAATGTTTAATCTTATACTGAACGACACCAAAGAATTTATCAAGTATATTTTGTACTACCTTACCAGACTTAATCTCTTTACGGGCACTTGCAGTAAATGCTAATTGTTGTTCATAATCAGTTAAAGTTTCTTTAAGCCCACCTTTTTCTTTTGGGATTAACTCAAGGTTACTTATCTCAGAGGCAATTCCGAGGTCTTGCTGTAGCTTATTTATAGATATAGTTAATTCATCCTTAGCATCAAGGTATTTCTTAGTTAGTATACTAAGCTTACCAGATACCTTACTATACATACTCTGGGTCTGTAATAACTGACTATTCGCGTCCTCTAATTGTTTAGCCATAGCTACTAGTACTTCTTGATTTAGTAGCGTTGTGCCACACATAGAACATATACCAGATTTCATAGATGTTTTTGTCTGATGGATAGTTTGTTCTAATTTAGCTATGATATTTTGATGTTCTACTACATCATCCTTAAGTTGTACAGATAGTTCTTGGTAGCGAGCCTCAAGCATACTTAATTCATCTTTAGTCACACTTAATGTTTCCTCTAAACTATCCTTATCAAATCTATTACTTAGTAAGAGTATCTTTTCATATTCCTCGGCATCCTTGAGATTTTTACGGGTTTCAATAATAGATACTTCTAATTCTTTACTAACTTCTCGTAGCACTTTATCAATTTCTTGTAATTCAACTACATGAAGAATATCATTGAATAAGGTTGGTTGACTAAGGTTCTGTGTTAATTCAGTTACAGTACGGCTTGTGATATAATGTGTTACCTTAAATGTTTCAAAACCAACCCCAAGTATTTCTTCAATAACTGGTAGGCAGTTAGTAACGCCAACTGCTATTACATCATCACCACTTGTTATCTGCATTTTCTTTGGTAGTGACCTATCATTTATTATAGTATAATCTGTACTCTCACTATTTTTTGTGTTAGTTAACTCAAGGATTATACTATAAGGTTTCTTAGAGGTTCTGTTATTCAGATGGTCTAGGTTAACCCCAGTTAAATCCCTGTTGTATAAGCAAAGTATTAGTGCTTGTAGGAATGTACTTTTACCAGCACCATTAGATATATACTTATCATCATTATTAATACCACGGACTTTATATAGTCCAGCCTCAAATAAGATTTCAGCTGAACCTATAGTCTTATAGTTATTAATCGTTAGTTTCTTGTAATTTACCATACTTCCTCTTTAATAAATTATCCTTAATAAGCCTAAGCCTCTTGAAGTGATGTGCGAGTAGGAATTGACCAAAACCTTTAGGGTCTTCGTCATGTTCAAGTAGGTTATCAAGATATGGATTAGTACGTTTCTTAATAATTAATCTATCAGATGAATCAAGTCCAATTGTTAATGTAACCATATCTAATTGTAATGTACCTCTATCTATAAGAGTCATGAGCATAGCTGCTTGCATAATATCTATGAATACCTTAGCTTCATTATACGTACAACCCATAAGATTTGCTACATTGTATCTTGAACTGTATTTCCCAGTATAATAATGAAGTCCAGTCAGCTTTCTTAGGTTGATATTAGTATTAGCCATGAATTCTCCTGTATATTTCTAACTGGTCTTCGCTTAGATACCATGGGTCACCAAAAGCTGACATGTATCCTTGGTTATGTATTGAAGATAGCTCTGATGCTACCTCAAGATTAGTCTTTGGTTTAGTGCAATGGATTGCCCAACATGCATTGAGTTCAATCTTCTGTTCCTCTGTAAGATGTTTAACACCAGTCATAATAGTACCAAGTTTCACATTATAATCCCAGAGTTCTTCTAAGGAATGTAACCCTTCATAACTATAAATTTTATGCACTTTATTCCCAGAAATCCTACTACCAAGAGTGAGGAAGGATTCCTTTAAGGTAGTATCAGGAAGTTTAAAGGCTTCCGTAGCCCACTTACTAAATGTAACTGGTCCAATTCCTGGTAGGCCAAAGATATGGTCACCGCTATCCCCTAGAATACATTTTTTAGTAATGAATCTTGCCTCAGAACTACACCCAGTTTCTTCAACAATATCTGAGTAGCCCATTAGTTTAAACTGCTTGATATTAAAGTATTTAACTCTATCAGGGTGTCTTAGTACTATTTGGTCCCAATCTCTATCAGATGAGAATAGAATAACTTCCTCAGTTAACTTAGAGGATAGTATACCAGCTATGTCATCTGCCTCTAGATCTTTAATTGGGAAATTAGATATACCTAGAGCAGAGCCAATAGTTTTCACATATTGTTCATACACTGGCTTAAAGTCATCTGGGACTGTCCCATAGTTGCGGCCACCCTTATACTTACTATATAATCCAAGGCGATAACTGGATTTACCAATATCATATGTGAAGATGATTCGTGTAATCTTTTTACCAGCTAGTTGTTCTACTCTTGGTATAGTATTTGCTAGTGTAGCGAATAGATTTATTACAGGCTGTTTTCTATGCAACTCATTATACGCCATTAGTTTTGAATCTACTATTAATACCATTTACTCTCCAATAACTCGGGTTTTTTATATTCGTTTCCAATTACTTCAACTGTAAAAAATCCTATTAAACTACTACTAGATTCTGACGATTTGATTATGTATCCACTATTAAGATATATTACTACTCCAGTATAGCAACTATTTACTACATGGGCCGTATCATAAGTAGGAAATAAAGTAACTCGTAGAATATCACCCTCGTAAATCTCAATACCATTTTTATCATTTACCCCAGTGTACTGCATTAGCACATGACCACTTCTTGAAATATAATCTAAGTGACCTTGTGGAGGGTTATTTCCACATGAAGGAAGTGCTTTATTAGCTACTAGATGACACAGACTATTACTTTGATACATCATTACACCACCCTCATCATAGCTATCTACCCATGCCCTAAACTTAATTGCTCTCATTGAAACTTACTTAATCTATAACTATTCCAATCCATACTCACCCTTTTCTATTAGTGTACTATAAGATGCTTCGCATCCCATATGTCGGCATTATACCATAAAATATATTAATTTGTCAAGATTCCCTAGTGAGTTCCTAGGGATTGTAAATAATCATTCGCATCTTTATGACCTGATTTACGAATAGCTTTTGTTACTTCATCTGGTTTACCTATATTAATATAATCACGCCATATATCTTTTAGGCCAACCTTACCAGTTAACTCGTCACCTTGCCATGCCTTAATACTAGGTGAATCTGTATCAAGACTATTAATAATCTCCATAGCACCTAGACTTAATAGATGTCCAACCTTATTTTGACTAGGAGCACCTAATCCAAAGTTACACACAGCAGCTTTCCCAAGAGCAATATATGATAAGGCATCAAATATTCCTTCGGTTAAACTAATAGATGTTAGGCCTAGTTCTGGATGGTTAACAAGATAATCTAGTGGGTATAATACATCCTTGGTTTTCATTGCTGTAGGTCTAAGATATTTTGCATCTTGTAAGTTAGCCTCAACGTTATACTTAGAATCTTCTATATAATATATCCTAGCGTCAAACCCTAGAAGATTACCATAAACATCTCTAATTGGAAAGACAAGGCGACCTTTATACCTACCGTAAGTGCAATAGTAAACTCCTAGTTCCTCTAGGACTTCACCAGGGATACCTCTGATGCTCTCAGAGACCCTAAAACCAATTGGTGGTAGGATTATGTCAACTGGTTCTTCTATGTCTTCTGAGGCCTCCCAGAGACGATTTAGTTGGAGGTACTTTGAGAGTCGCTCTTGGTCTTCATCTTGTTTTACTCCTAGAATCCTATCAGCATGTGTTTTGAACTGACAGCTAAAGCAGTAAGCCAGACCTGTAGCATAATTAATAGAGAAACTAGGATTACTATCAGCATGCTCTGGGTTTAAACACTTTGTCTTTAATTCCTTTCCACTTATCGTGTAGTTTATATTTCTTGATTTGAAGTATGCTTCTAACTGTTCCCTGTACATATTCTTGCCCCATCTCTAACCATTTTAACTCTTCTACTATCTGTTTTTCTTTTTGTTGCCTATAAAATTCAGAAATCATTTAAGCACACTATCTGCTATTGCTGTGTATAACAATACTATAAATGTTATAATAAGATGTATTCTATCAATTCTTGTAAACATTATATACTCATCACAAAATTGAATTGCATCGTAGCAAACTTTTTCTCGAATAATAGTTGTGCTCTTGGGCCATTTCTATTTTTCATAATATAAATAACTGCAGCATCACAGTCACCCTCCTCATCAGTCTCTGGGCTGTATATAAATAATACTAGGGTCGCACTAAAGAATAATTCAGAACTCCCTCTAGTAGTAATCTCTGGATACTTACCTTGTTTTGGTGCTTTATCCACATTTACCTGACTAGCAGATACAGTAACTACCCCAAGAGACATTGATAGTCTGTGTAGTGCTCTTGCAGTATCACTAAGCGCTTGCCAACCACCAACAGAACCCTTAGCTGGCATAACAAGATTTAGGTAGTCAAGAACAACTACATCTAAATCAAATAGACTCTTTTCAACTTTAATTAGGTTGAGTAGTTCTAAGTTATCTAGTGGGTCTGTAACAATTCGGAATACATTCTCACGATTCTTAAAGTCAGCCATAGCATCAGCTATACGTTTCTTCTCATCATCTGTGAGTAACCCTTTATTGACTTGGTTGAATGGAATGCCTGTTAGGAATGACTTTAGGCGATTACCAAGAGTCTGTGCTGAAAGTTCCAAGGATACAAATAGGATATTCTTGCCTTGTAGGTACATGCCAATTGCCATTTGTAATAGGAGAATTGACTTACCACCACCCGAAGTACCTGATACAATTGTAAGTCCAGCTACACCTTCAATATGTTCATCCAGCTCTTTAATACCACTAGATATTAAAGAGGAGCTATCCTCCATTTCCATAGCATCCATAAAGTTTGTAGGTCTAACAGAATCTAGGTTGATTTCCTCAATTAGACTATTAAGTACTCCGCGAACACCTTGTACATCCTTTAGCATAGCGCAATTATTTAATTCTTGAACTTTAGAATCCATAGTTAACAATAGGTGTTTATCTTTAAGACCACTTAAGATTTGATTAATGTCTACTCCGAGTAAATCAACTCGTTCCATAGTGCCTAGGATTGCATTTAGTTGTGGTTTGATATTTGTTGGTGCTTTATCATTAATAATTGATTCAACAATGCGCATACTAGGTAACTTATGGCTAGTTGAAAATTCTTTATTAATCAGTTTAAATATCTGGCTATATTGATTAGAGAATAAATCTGGGTGTAACCCAAGGAATAATTCTTGGTCACCCTCACGAATTAGTTTTGATAGTGCAAGTAACTCATAATTAATCTTTGGTTGTGTCATTTATTTCCTTTGTGTTGATATACTATTCGTTGGTAACTACTCGGTTCTACTTTTAATGTATTTAGAAGGATTATGAGTTCTTCAAAGTTACCTTTAAAGTAGAACTCTGAACCATCTAATAGAAATGTTGTAGTCCTATTCCAACCAGAACGTTGTGACCACTCAAGTTCACTTTTAAAATTTGTTATTTTCAATTGTAGTTCCTATCGTCATCTGAAATTAAGTACTCTAGGTTATCCCATAATATATCTTCTAGGAAGTCTAACGCTTCACTTTGTTCATATGACACATACCCCTCAGCAATCTGTACCATTCTCTTGACCATTTCATCAAACTCTGTTACTTTCATTTATCCCCTTTGTTGTACTAGGCACCACAAGGATGCCTATAATTAAGCTTTGGTTGCCCGTGGCTTATTCTTTGGTTTTTCTTTTACTGGAAGTTTTGATTTAAGAATTGTTAATTGTTTCTCTAGGTATTCCACATGGTCAGCTAAATGTTCTGCCTCTGCTTCATCAACTAGTTTTTCTCGTTGTTCTTTCACAAGTGACCAACGCGCCATAGTTTCATCTGCATCAAAGTATAGGTCACCACCTTTGATTACTTCTTCAATTTCATCGTTACTTAGAAAATACTTATAAGTTTCCTCAATTAATTTACGAGATTGTTTAAGAATAAACTCAACGGATGCTTTAGCTTCATGCATCTTACCACCACTACCAAAACTCACTGAATGTACCATAAACATACTATGGTCTGTCATAATAATCTCATCACAGTTAAGAGCAATAATAGTAGCTGCACTCGCAGCTGTATCAGTAATAATTGCTGTGCATACTGCAGCTGTACTATTAATACCAGTGATAATCATTTGAGCACCAGATAGGTAACCCCCACCATTATCAATAATAAAATTTATATTATCATTGTCAGTTAGTGCTAGTGCAATTTCCATATACTCATGGTATTCACTAGAAGATTCAATACCTTCAGTTAAATAATAGTTTACTGTAATTGTTTCCCCAAAGATAACATATAGTCCTTTATTATTACAACGTTCTCTTACCATAGCATCTGTATGGTAAGCCTCTAGTGTATTATTTACATCACCACCAAACATATTATCATGTTTACTCATTTGTGTCCTTTTGAAAATATATTCTCTGCGAATTCTGTTAGTCTTCCTCTAACAACCTTAGTTAGTTTAGCACCAAATAATTTTACATTTGGGTATTCTTTCTTTAGCGCACCAAGTAACACTGCAAGACTAGTAGTATACTTATTTAGGTACGCATTGTCAATCTGGCGACTAGACCCAATAGCGATTACCATACAACCCTCACCAATACGTGTAAGTGCTGTTTGCGCTGAGCTAGGTGAGAAGTTTTGTGCCTCATCCATAATGATGATAGAGTCAGTTAACGTCCTTCCACGTAGTCCAAGAGTTGTTATTGGTTTGATATTATAGCTCTTCATGAGTTCTTCTAGTTTTTCCTCTACAGCTAACTCAAGGTCCTCTGCCTTCATCTTCTTATTACTGAGATGTTTTCTCACCATGATTCTCAGGGTATCATATAATGGTGCAAAGAATGGTGCGAACTTTTCATCAGAGTTATGCGTCACAATATAGTCATCTGTAAGATATAGGCCGTCCTGGTTGTCTAATGTAATACACTGCACCTCGTCATCACGAACATACTCTACACTTTTAATCATCCTTGGTCTACCAATGCGTGCTGCCTTGTAATTAGTAGCTTTACGTTGTAGCTTTGCTAAGTTAAAGTGTGGGGAGTCTATCTGAACAATATATTGAATATGGTTGCAGTTACATTGTATACCTAAAATCTCTGTTAAGCCGATTCTATCCCTTGTAGAAATTCTTGCAATACCGCCAATTGAGTGGACTAAGTCTTTAACATCACTGGATAATACACTAGATGAAGTGTAGAATATTATCTCTCCTGATGGTCTAATAGAGCCATCAGAGTCTATCATACCCCTCAAAAGTTCCACTCTAGTATTCAGTGTAGCTACCTTGTAGCTTTCAGGTATAAATTTAGTTTCTGCTTTTTTATATTGAAGACCTAGCATAGTTAAGGCCTCTTTAAGCTTATTCGTGTGGCCTCTTCCATTAATACCTGATATAGTGTATAATACATTTTTATCTGAAGAACGGTTTATAGCGCACCCAATATCTTTTAAGGTACTAGCTATATTATTAATAATCTCTTCACTATCAGAATTTCCTAGAGCTAACCTGACGTGACTTCCTGATAAGCTACCATCTCCAATTAGTAATCCTAATAGGTATGGGTCAACTAAAGGCTCACTATAATCAAATTCTACTGGTAGGTTCTTCGGTAGTTTATGACGTAAAGCCCCCCATTTAGTAATAGTAGACATAATTTCTGCAGTGCTTCTAAGTTTTGTAACTTTATCTCTTGTAGTTTCCCATAAGTGGTCCTCAGAACATTCAGTTACGCCCCCATCGGTAGTAGTTACTCTATACACTTTTTTAGTGCCTTGTGGTGTTACATGCTTTACTGTTGAGTATTCCCCAGTATTAGTTATAACTAAGTCCCCAACAGCAATATCACCCATCACTACCCAACCAGTAGGTGTAAGTATCTTGGCAGTTAAAGGCTGTGGCCCAGGTAAAAAACCAACCTCTTCATTACGTTCTAAGTTATGAACAGTATTCCTAAGATAATATATACCAGAATACTTCTTAGCCCTTACAAGCTTCATAGCAGAAGATATAGCAGCAAAGGATTTACCTGAACCAGCCAAGGCATCACAAATAATAAAGTCATAATTCTGTGATAGTATAGCTGCTGAGTACACAAGTTGTTCTAGGTTCCGTGGGCTTGCCTCTTGCTTTCTTACTTCATCCTCATCAATAGACTCAAGTTTCCCATTGTTAACCAAGAATACCGATTGGTTACCATCAGTTGATGTGATATGGTATGCATAGTTTTCTTGCGTATGAGTTGGGTTAATACTAATAACTTCCTTAAGCTCCAACTCTTGAAACACTTCTGGGTCAACTGTTAGGTACACTAATGGTTCTATATTAATGTCCTCTTGCTCCCTAACAAAGTCTACCTTAATACCCCGAGTTAATGCAAGAAATCTACAGTTAGTATCATTGCTAATAAATGTAACATCCATAGAGCTATTATGGATATCCTCGGCTATCTCAATAATTTTTAAGTCATTCTTCTCATCTTTATATTCTTTCTTAGAGACTAACATAAGAGTTACTTCAAACTCGCCTGTATCATACTTAGCATGAATAGTGGTTCTATCTTCCTGTCTATCAACACTTACTAAACGTGCATCTGATAGCATACCAGAGGTTCTCCTAGCATGAAAACCTATCTCTTCCATTAATGTTTTCTTAGAATCAAGTTCTTGTATAACAGTATCTGGAATAACTATTACCTTACTACCAGAATTACTAAGTGTATATAGGTTAGTTGAATCTAATAGTAGTATATTTGTGTCCAACACTAGGTATTCATTTTGCATAATAATCCTATTTATTTAATAAAAGTGCTACAAGGCCTGCGATACTCGCAAGTTGTACTAAATCTGTAACCTTATCCATATTTCTATAAGTACCAATTGGTACATTCAGCCACTGCTTAACTGCGTAAAATTTTTGTTCAAGATATAATTTTATACCAAATAAATCCACTAGTCGTCCTTTACTGTTTTCTCAAGGTAAAACTTTTGGGCTTTAACTCGGTATGTTCTAAGATGGTTTTTACTTGGTTCCATCCAATCTTTTCCTTCGGTAGATTGTTTAATAAGCTCACCTAACTTATGAACTGACCATAAGCTAAACTGATTCATGGTTAAAGTCTTTTTAAGGCGGTTTAGCTCCGCCTTTGTCATATCCCATAATTCTTCATCGCTATAACGTACTGTACTCATATTAATCACCCATGACAAGATAAACATTCTGAATTATCAACTTTATATGTTGATGGTTCATTTAGACTATGTACATAATATAGTGACTGCACATAATCATCCTCAAAAGCTATATTATGAATTCTAGAAATATCTTCTTCTGTCGCCTCCATTGGAAAGTATAAGTTTAATGACTGACCTTGTCCACCACCACCTTCATTCATAATACGCTGTCGATGTGACGCCATTAGAATGATAGACTCTTGTGGTAATTCAAATGCTGTTCTGAATACTAATTTCTCTTGGTCTGATAACCAATCCTCACCTTGAACTGAACCTTGAGCTTCTGATATACGAGACATAACTTCTTCATTATACATACCACGTTCTTTCATAATAGGTAGAAGCACTGGGTTAATACGATAGACTAAACCACCAGCTGTCTCTTGTTCATATACGTTAGCATACACTGGCATAATACCCTCAGATACCCCACCAACGATAATTGCAGTTGACTTAGTAGGAGGTAAAGCTAGACGATGTGAATTACGTAAATTGTAACCTTGCATCCATTCTGGTTCGCCTAATTCTTTTGCAAGTAATTTGGAAGCAATTAAGGATTCCTTATCCATCTCTTTCATTAATTGTTGGTTAAATAGGATTGAACTCATATCACCAAATGCCCACATATTCTGTTGGTAGTATGTTGATAACCCTAGGATACCAAGACCTAGTGCTCGTGATTTCTCCGTGAAGGCAATAATCTTATCAAAGCCCTCCTCCTGTTTAGCTTTAATCAACATATCCTCAACAACTGCATCCAAGAATATAGTTGCTAGTTGTATTACATACGTACTTTTCCATTCATTATATTTAGAAACATTTAATGATGATAGGACACAAGTGAATGAGTGATTCTCATCTGACATTAGGTTTATCTCAGCACATAGATTAGAATGTCTAACAAAGAATCCTCTGTCTTTATACATTTGTGGTCTAGCACGATTAACCTTATCAACAAAATACATATAACCTTTTCCAGGGGTCATACGTGTCTTTAACATACGCTTCCAAATACGGTCTGCTTCTTGTGAGTCACGATTAAATAATTCAGCATACTCATCAGTGATATTCCAACCAACATTCCATCCATCGTGGTCAGCTATTAATTGGTCTACTAACTCATCAAAGTCAGGATGCATCGGGTCTAAGTATTGTCCTACAGAACCTCTACGTGAATTCTGTGATACATCTTTCATATCTTGGACTACACCAGCCGCTGGTTGCATGATACCGTTAGCAGTACCACCTCTTGATACAAGAGAACCTCTCGCACGCACTGGATCTAATCCCCAAGACGTACCATAACCACGTTGAGTTAATTGAGCGATTTCCATTCGAGCTTGGTAGAAGGAACGAATGGAATCCCCTAAGTATGTACCAGAACATGCGATTGGGTGTCCTCTTGAATTACCCATATTAGTTAATACTGGGGTAGATGGGGACAGCCATCCTTTCCACATAATATCAAAGAAGGCGTTATCCCATGAGTCATACCCAAAGTAACTAGGGATTTCAAAAGTAGTTAATTCTGCGGCACGTTTAGCAATACGTGAATACATATCTTTTGGTGTTTCAGCAGTATTCAAATAGTTTTGGTTGAGTAATAATTGGTAACTTGCTGTACTCATCCAGTCAGGAGCTAGATTATCTGCTTGTAATTGTTTTCGTTTATATGATAGTTGTTCGTATTTATTTTCCATTTACCCTCCTATGGATTGTGGGTTTTCATATGTGGTAGTCGTGAGAAATTATCAATTTTCCAGTTCTTACGATATTGAGTCGTACTAGCAGAGAAGAAATCATGAACCTTGATTGATTTAATACCACGGTAAAACCATGTTGAAATTTTATCCTCTAATGGGTTAATTAGATATGCTGCGGTAAAATTCATATCAGCAAGTAGCGCATTTGCTCTAACACGAATAAATGTTTTTAATTGACCTACTGTAATATCATTGATACTATCAAGTCCATCATAAACATAGTCAATAACCGAATCTTCATGTTCTATAATCTCATCTAATACTGCCATACAGTTTTCATGATGGTCACCAAGAGCAAAAGGATTATTAAGAATTAATTCTGTTGTATATGTGTTATGTAAATATGCTGCAAATACTCCATGTAACTGCTCATCTTGAATTACGTAATCAACACCAGTTAAAGTTTTCTTAATAAGATTATTACCATTAGCCTTGAATGACTTAAGCATTGCAAAATTACTGAATAGTAATACCTGCTCAATCGCAGCAACTGTAAATAATGTTAGAGCTTTATCTTTATCAAGGTTACTAGTTATCTTTTCAAGGAGTACTAGTTTATCTTTCAATGCTTTAACAGCTTGTTGCTGTTCTGCTACATGTGCTGGGTCAATATTAAGTACATCAGACATTTTCTGATAAAAGAATGCATGTACTGATTGTTCCATTCGTGCAATCTCAATACAAGTACCTTCTATTTCTGAATGCGGAAACCACGAGGCGATTATATTCCATACATCACCAACACGCTGTTCAATTTCAACAAATAAATGTAGAGTTGTATCAGTTAGGCGTCGTTGTGGGACAGACATTTTAACTAGATAATCATGCTTATCATCCTCTACTGGGATTTCTTGCGCAGACCAACTCTTATCTTGTTGTTCTTCCATAATCTCTTTGGCTTGGGGATACAGATATAGTCCAAATAAAGGGTTTTTAGTTTCAATAGGTAGCATTATGCTCCTTGGTAATTAGACTATATAATTTATCCACAGTGTCAATTTGTATATTATCTACAGTTAGCCCAGTAGTACCCATGTTATTATCAAAGACATACCAAGCAATCCAACTATCACCACCCATATGTTTATCAAGGGTATCAACTAAGTTATCTAATAGAAGACATAATCCTTGGAAATCCTCAAGTAGAAACTCATAGTGTACTTGTTCTGTTGAGATACGGTTTGAGGTATTATCAATGATTAACATTAAGTCTTTAAATAATTCTTTATTCATTATGCACCTCCAAATAACAGGAAGCCTTCCCATAATACAAAGGCAAGTGACACAAATATCCCTACAATCTTTGCACTAATAGTTGGCTTAGTAATAAACTTTTCTGGATTAGTTAGTTGTATAAGCGTCAGTATAATTGAGATAACCCCAAGAATAAATAAGGTTGTTACTAATGTTACCATATTAAACCTTTAACCCAAGAATTTGTGCTACCATACCAAGATAAATAGTATTCATAGTAATATATTTAGGTTTCTCAACTTTACCAGTTTTAATCAGCTTTGTATATTCCCCATTAGGGACAACTACGTAGTATGGCGGGTAAGTGTGTGGTTGCTTAGCAACTGCCTGTCGTGCTCGTTTTGCTTCTAGTGAATTCTTTTTACTCATATTATTTCCTTAAATGTATTTTATAATAGTCTAGGTTAAATCCCTAGACCAACTCGTAGTGCAATTTGTTCGATTGCAAGATACCATGAGTATACTGGAATTAAAATTGCTAGTGCCATCATCCAGAAGCCTTTAGCTATAACCATACCGTATACCCATAACATAACTAGGAGTGTTCCTCCTGTATTAACTTTACCCATTTAACACCTCCCAGTCATTAGCAAGAATATCTGCCTGTGATGCCAACCAACCTGGTTGCATTGTTTTACCAGTAGTAAACATATCTATATGTGCATCAATAGTAACTACTTCTTGGGTACCAGATAAAGCTTTAGCATAACAAGAACCAGCGTATGGTTTTATATCTGGAGTTTCACCTTGTAAAACGAGCCACATACCTTTACCATTCCAACCACTACGAGCAACCTTATAACCTAATTTAAGATATTCAATAGCACCACCAAATGATAAATTGCCAGATAATTTATAAGCATTTTCAAACTGTTCTTTAGGTGACCAAGAAACATATCCTTTAAATTCTTCTGTGTTTGGTTTCCCACCATCTACATACTCTACTAAGTAGCCTTCATCAGTACCATCCTCATCATCTGGTAGTTTCCAACCACGAAACTCATTATACTCTAAACGATTCATCGTTTTTGCATTAATAATCTTTATTCCAATATACTGCTTCATAAAATTTCCTTTAATTTTTCTTTAAGTTCATCTTCTGTACCATTATTACTAATAATATGGTCGAAGTTGCAATCATCTAGTTCAACCTCTGAACTGTGACTATCAAATAGATTAGTATTATCTCGTGTGATGCGCACAGTCTTAATATTATAATCTGGGAAATGGTCTTGAATTGCATCTAACTCTAATGTAAATCGCCAGTCAGTAATAACAACAGTATCTGTTGAGATTAACATATGGTTAATGAACTTAGCGGCTACATCAACCCATACAGTATCACCAAAGATTGGTTTCATACCCTCTGTACCAAAGTTCTGTAGAATCTCACGGTATGTTTGCATACGAAAACTAGTATCATTCTGGTCTTCTGGTGGTATACCATGAACTAGAACATAACCACTGTTCTTCCAACCCTCTAGTTCCTGCATATCAATACCGAAAGTTGCAGCTATAATTTGTTTGAGCGGACCAGCAAACGCAATGAGTTTAACTGTTGGGTCAATTTGTTTTAGGAGTTTAGCACTGGTGTCTTTACCAGCCCTGGCCTTCCCCGATAGTAAAATTATTTGTTTCATGATAAGTGAGTCTCCTCAAGTAGTGTTTGTCGTAACTCTTCTTTAATTTCTTTTAGTTCAGCATCATTGGCTGAATATTTACATTTAGAATAATCAGCTTTATATAATGTATTTTTTGGTTGTTCTTTCCACTTCTGCCATTTAGCACCTTCTGGTACTCCGTACCAATCCCATTGTTCTGCTTGGTCTGGGTCTTGCATTCGACTCTCAATTTCTTTTAAAGTTTCATCCATAGTTAACTCTGGACTATACCCAAGTTTATATAGGGCGCCAGTAGCTACTACAATAATGTCACACAGGGCATCAACCATCTCGTCTTCGTTCTTAGCATCTTTAAACTCTACGCCTAATTCTTCCATAAGCATATCATACTCATTCTGATGATTAAACGATAAGTTTAACCTTTCTGCATTCCAGCCGATAACCCTACTAAAAATATTACTCATTAATTTCCTTTAAGTGATTTTGAAATAGATATTTGTGTTCTTCTGGTAATGCTTCATAAATAGCATTCGCTAAATCACGAATCTCCCATAGCGCACTCTTATCAGACCTAAGAGATATAAAGTTTTGTAGACTACGAATATTTACAGTCCATGTAAGTTCTGTCTTGTACGCTTCAGGTAGTGCATATTTAATCTTGTCATTAGACCCTCCTAATGTAAGAAGCTTTCTTAGGTTATCTAAGGCAACTAAGATGAAATAATCAATCATATTTTCACCAGTAAATACTACAAATTTTGATGCCCTAGGTTTGTCTATATTAATATCAGTAAATGCAGGCTCATCTTTCAATTCTTTAAGTGTATACCTAGTAGACTTCACTGATAGTGAGGCTATGCGGTGACGTGCAAGTTCTTGGAGTAATGCCCTAGATACCCCAGAGATATGAAAGTTATATGAGACATGCTCAAGGATAGATGCATGTTTGAACTTATTTCCAACTCTATCAATAAGTTCCATATCTTTAGGTCCACACTCTATGATATCTTTTCCATCACCACAAGTAGCACATGACATTAATTCTGTTTTTGTATCAGATTTATCACCACTATCCCAACAGGTACGAGCACCATGTGCTGCGATATGTAGTGGTGTATTATGTAGTAATTCTACTTTCACTCGTAGTCTCCTATTGATTGTTTTAGTTTATTTATGGCTACATCCATCATATTATTAATCTTACTAATATGGATACCAAGAGATACCGCAGCTTGTCTAGGGGTTAAATCTTGGAAGAAGACTAAATCAACTAATTGTTGTTCTAATGATGTTAAGACAGCCAAATGGTCTGTAACCCAAGCATAACTTGTGTGTTCTTCCTCAACCATATCTGTAAGTGATATTTCACGTTCTCTATCAAAATAAACTGATAGAATATCTATATAAGATAGTTTAGACCATGCTTGGATACTAGCGATATCAGGGTACTCCCCGTACTTCTCAATATATTCATTAATAGATTTTAATACTAACTTATATACTTTAGTCTTACTATGTGGATTACCAAACTCATCTTGAATAGCTGTCTCAATTGGTTTAGTCACATAAGAATAAAATGTAGCTCCTTGGTCAACATATCGTGACTCATAACGGCAAGCAGTAGCTACTGCAACTTGCTGAAAGTCTTCTTCATTATGTTCTTGCTTATATCTAAATGATAGTTTTTTAGCTAACCCAAGAATTCCTGGGAGGAATTGTGAAACTAAAGGGTAATCATTTAGTAAAGCTTCTTGTGTTTTCTGTATATTCATTAGATGGAAGCCTTTGTGTATTCTCCACCAGAAGGGAACTCGTCCACTACTAGGTTACACCAGTCGGCTAATAGTTGTTTTTGATTAAAGACTTCGGTGTGAATAAACCCACCACACACAACCGATACTTCTTTACCATCACTACGTGTTATAATAGCCGAACTATCAGAAACTACAGCTTTACAGAGTTTATCAACATCATCAATATTATTGATACTAAATAGATTCTTAACTGTCTTTGGGCTTGTACACATTCTACTTGTTACTCTTACATTCATTTTCTTTCCTTATTTTAATATTATACCAAAAGTTTGCTTCAAGTAAGCTTAATCTTTTTTCTTCAAGAGATATTCATTTGAAATACACTTGAAACTCAGACCTGGAATTGTAGTTGACTTATAAACTCTACCCTCAGATACTGTACCTTTATTCATTGATGGTCCTGTAACTCTCTCTTGGAGTTCTTGGAGATTAGTACATACTTCGAATACTTTACATGAGGCACTAACAACTGGCACATGTTTAATATCGCATTTTGCAAAACTAAAATATTCCTCGAAGAATTCAGTGCGCTCTACTGGTAGTAGATATTTGCCATTAGTAATATCATAAATATCAAATACGTAGAAGTCTAACTCTTGAACTTTCTCATGGTTGGCTTGAATTCTAGGTCCAATTACCTCACCTTGAACAGCATATCCAACTGGTAGGTACTCAGCAAGTTTATACTTATTAGTCATCTTCCAGAAGTCGGAATCATTTGGTCTTAACTCTAAGTTTCTAGAACATACTCCAAGTTTCACAGCCTCTTGTTTAAATCCTAAGGATTCTTTAATACGCTGCCATAGATTTAACTTCTGATGAATTTTAAATACAGTCATACTAGAACCATCAAGTTTCAATGTTTCTTCCCATTGATGGTCTTTGTATCGCTCATAGTAACTAGTTAAGTTTTGAATTCGCTCTTGGTCTGTCTTAGGTAGAAAACTTGGGAATCTATCTTGAGTACTTCCAGGAGATTGCTTGGTGGATCCACCTGTAGTTTGCTCAGGTTCGTACTTAACTACTTTAAGTATATCTGTAACATCATCTCCGAGTTTAAACCCCTGGTGAATCTCTGGGAAACTACTAAGTGGTAAGGCCAACCCTTGGCTGATAACTTTACGCAACTTCATAGTCTTTAGGCGGTGTCTGTCATCTATAAGATACTTCTTTGGTGTACCAAGAAATGAATATCTAGGCTCATCTGGTAGCATGGAGTCAATCTCAAAGAATACACATGAGTCACCAAAATTAAACTCACCTTTCTTAACCACAACTTGCCAGTCGTCAACTAAGGCAATCTCAATAAAATCTGCACCATCAATTGGTAATAGTGCACCAATACACCTAATTGTTACTAATTTTCGCATTCTGCGATCTCCTTAATGTAAATATTGTAGTAATCATAGTCATATCCTCTATCCTCAGGCATCCCTAATGTGTCTTCAAATTCTTTTAATCTATCGTAAAATTCATCCTCATCTTTATAAACTTCATATAAGGAATCATATTCATTATCCAATAGTTCTTTTAACTTATCATACTTAACTTTCTGTTCCAGTAGTTCACTTACAACAGTCCCAGCTTCTTCCTTAGTTTTACAGTAACCAACATAATTAGTCCAACCTGATTCATAACTAAACCCGTATTCTTCAATTACTAGATAAATCATTTAATTCCCAATCTCAAAATATTTAATAGTTTTACTCTTCGACTCACTTGGATAACCAAGAGGGTTAGCTAATAGGTTAACCCCAATAAAATCAAAGTCTTCTACTACGTGTGTATGACCATAAATCCATGTCTTAAGTCTAGAGTCATTAGCGATATTCTCCTCAAAGTCGAATGAATAGAACGCATTAGTCATATCATTTTGATACATTGGAGAAAAGAATTTATTGTCTACTACAGGCTTCATATGAGTTACCATAATATCACAAGAATCCTTTAGAAGTTTAAGTTTATCCTTCTCTTGCTTTGCATATTCCCAAAAGTCGTCCATCTTCATGTACTTTGAGTCATTCATAGTACGCTTCCAATATCCTTGCAGTCCTCCATCAGACTGGTAATAACCAGAAGCCATCCTGTAATAAATAGTACCATCGTAGAAACTATTTGCTCCACCTATAGTTAAACCATTTGGTAGCGCATACTTAGTCCCATCAAGTACTTTAACCCAATTCTCTAGGAATAAGTCTTGCTGATAAGCAATCTTATGTAAACCAGTTGGGAACATACTGCGTTGCTTATCATTTACTAGGTATCCTTCATGATTTCCTAGTACTATAAATATGTCTTTAATATTATATTTACCCCTGATAATATCCATAAATTCCATGGACTGCTCTGGGTAGTGCCCAAGATCCCCAGCTATAATTAGGTACTCAGAATCCATACTATCAAAGTATTTACTAAAAGCTTTATCAAAAAGTAGTTTTGAGCACTGAGCATCTCTCATATAAAAATCTATATGTAAATCTGAAGTGTACGCTATCTTCATTTATATCTCCTAAGAATGTTAGTACCAGTCTATATATATATATTACCAATCTATGTTGTAACTTTCTAAACTCTAATATTTGTGCGTCTGGAATAATACCAATAGTAGCTTGTTGTATTACAGAACCATTTAGTTTCCTATCTGTCTCAATAGCAATAGCGTCTGATAAATCTTCTAGCTTCTGTAGTATTACTTATAATCGTTTATTTATTAATTCTTTAATTATTTGTTTCCTTTACTAAAAAGTTCGCAAGTATGGTCGCATGGTAGGATACCGAGTATATGCTTAGTACGCTCTGCTCTTTTTTCATGTGACCATATAGACGCTTTATTCGTGCACCTAAAAGTCTTTCCTGTTGTCATCCCTTCAGATGAGTATTTACAATTATGACACCCATCATAATCTGGTGTATACCAATAACACATATTACTTCCTTTAAAAGGCTACACACCCATTTAATGGTGTATGATTATACCGAAAGTTCACTTAAGACTTCCTTAATATAATCATCTGAACACCAATTTGGTAATGTTACACAATGTGCCCAATCTTTTCCGATATCTAACTCGGCACCAATTTTAACATTTGACTTAAGCTTCTCATCCTCTTGCCATTCCATACATTCAATTAGGTGTTTATTCACCCAAGCAACTGTATCAACATCATCTTTAATTAGCATGTACACAGCATCATGAATGGTATTGATTAGTTTAACTTTACCTGTCATACCATGGGACTCGATACGTTCTTGAAACTCAATGAAGGCTCTATTCATAAGTGTACCGTAAGATTGAGTAGCGGCATTACTAGCACTTCTAGACTCACCAGACTGAATACCACCATCCCTAGAGTTAATTCGTGGTGTCTTTAAGGTAAGACCAAAAGCTAACTCAATATAGCCATTGGCTTTAGCAAATTGCTCATTTCTTTTGGCGAAGTCCCCAAGACCAGAGTAGAGTTTATGATACGCATTGAAAATGTTCTGAGCTTTATCCATAGTACACTTAAGCATCTTTTGCAACTTAGGCGCAGCACAACCGTATTGCATAGCAAAAGATGGACCTTTACTCATACCACGAATATCTGGTGCTTCATCCTTAATCCGATTAATTGATTCTGGATTAGTCATATCAATAAATATTCCACGTTCCTCAAGTTCTTCAGGGAAGAATGCCGCACCACGCATTGAGTGACCATCTACACCATCAGTAAACTCCATAGTCTTATTCTTATCACCACTTAGGATGGCTCCTATTTTATCCTCTAGTGAGCTAAAGTCAGCATAGGCAAACAACCAACCATCTGGAGCAACAAAACAATTCTTAATAGTCTTACCATAAGAAGAACCGCTTGGGAGATTCTGTAGATTAGGCTCAGATGAACTAAGACGTGCAGACTGTGTACCACCTAATCGTAGATTACCATGTAATGTATAGTTACCATCAGCATCAGTTAAGGATAATTCTTGGAAAGATGAGATAAATGTATTCTGAATAATAGCTGTCTCAGAGATTGCCTTCAATGCTTTAAGTGTATCAAGTCTTGGGTCATCCTCAGGACATGAGGAGATAAACTCTGCAATACTCGCCCTATCTGTCTTAGCCGCACCAGTCTCAGTAAACTCAACTGGCTCAAATTCCATAACATCAAAGAGTAGTACTCTGAGTTGTACTGCTGAATTAGCATTGAATTCAACATCAAATTCCCATGCCTCTTTATTACCAACGTGAGTTGCATTATACTTAACCATTGCTAAGTATCGTAGGTTCTCCTCAGAATCTCTAACATACGTAGAATCCTTAAGAATAGCTTTAGCTTTCTCTAACTCACCAGTGATTGTCTCTGAAGCCTCAGCAACTCTATCCATATCTATTGGTAGACCATTAATCATCATATGTAATAATGGTTTAAGACTAGGTCGCATAATCTCAGTGTAACCTCTAGATGTTTCTTGATGTTTATATAAGTTGTAAACATAGAATGTGCCACAACAGTCTTTGGCGTTATAGATAGCTAAGTTATCAAGTGGGACTACTTTACAATCTTTAACATCCTCAGCGTAATTCCCAAGATGGTCTTTAGATAGTGTCTTAAGACCTATTGATGGTCGCTCAGTACTATTTAACTCACAGTAGGCAAGTAGCATAGTATCATGTATGTTATCAATGTTTAATGCTTCAAGACCATCATAGATACCCTGTGTATCATTAAAGCCAGACATAAACCAGTTGAATACGATATGTTTTACATCAAATAAAGCATTATGAAATAGTAACTTACCCTTATAATTCCTAAAGAATTCCTTAAGTATACTAATCGTCTCCTCTGTATCCATAGTTAAACACCAATGGTCATGACAAGGAATAGTTACAGCATTATACTCATCCCAAGCAAATGCTATCGTTAATATTTCGGCCTCACCAAGTCGTAGACCCGTAGTTTCAATATCGCAGGTAATTATTGGATGTTCTAGTAACTTAGCAAGTATTAGTTTAAGTCTATCAGTAGAAGTCACAAGTTCGTATGATTCAAACTCAAACTCTTTCTTTGCTGAATAAGTACCAGCAATAAGATGCCCGAATGTATCGAGTGATTTTGTAAGTAGTCCTTTCTTATTTGGTTGCGCAGAGATTACTGCTGGATTAATACATGGGCATATCTTAATATGCTCATAGCCACCAATATTACAGCTTAGTACATTACCAATCTCATCTTCGAATCCTTTAGTGCCACTAAGATATTTGAAGTAATCCGCAGATACTACTAACAACTTATCAATTCCCATTGTATCACAAGCTTCAAGTATCTCTTCACAGTGGTTTACGAGTTGTTTCTTAGGCAACTTTTTACCATCTGCTAATTCCATTGTGGAAATACCAAGCATGCGCCGAGCGATATCTGTGTCATATTTCTTTAGTGGGATACCAAAATTCTTCCCTATAAAATCAGTCCAAGCGTAATATTTATTACCTACTATAAGACCAATTGACTTATCACCTTTAGCATATTCAAAGCTTAACATTTAACTCCTTTAGTACTCATCGCATTTTTAACATATGTTAAACACCACTTGACAACTTCATCATCACTAGCCATACAACCAGTAGCACGATAGTGATAAGTTCGTAGTTTAGCAAAAGCTTTATTAGTAGCAATTAGTTGGTCTAATGTATTTGGTGGGTTATTACTAATCATCCAAGTCTCCTTCTTTAATCCCAAGGTCACTATAAGTGCCTTGTTGTGTATATGACCAAGAGCTTTCCTCTAGGTCGTCTAAGTAATCTGAGTGTTTACCATTAGACTCACTATCTAATTCTTCCTCTAGTTCTTCCATTTTTCGTCACCCCTTTCCCATCGTTCGCAGAATCCTCTACTTGGAACATATCTGTAAAACTCTAGACACAGTAAATTCTCATCTAACACCTCAGAAAACTTGCAGTTAGCACACGGGTTTATTATCCAACTTTCTTCGGTACTTGACCATAATGATATAATATTCATAGTTTCCTCAATGTTGTTTAAATAGGATAGGTGTACCCTCATTACATTTCTGCATGCACCATGTGCAACTTAGTCCGCACTTCACGTCTTCTCCAAGTGTATCTGGGCATACATACCCAGTCTTAGATTCAACATCCTTACTGTAGTTAATAGATCCATCACTAAGTAGACTGTTATGCACTACAAAATTACTTAAGGCTTTTACTTTAGAGAAATCAAACTGCTTCATACGCTTAGTGTAAGCGTAGAATATTGTATTTGGATTACTCTCTGCAATCTTAACCCATTTATCAATGTACTCCTGACTATAGAACTCACCATCAGCGTGTACTCTAACATACTTGTGGCCTCTACCAATAGCAATACCAAAATCGCTGCTCTTAGAAGCCTCATAGTTTCGTTCTCGTGACTTTAGCACAGATGGAAAACGCTTTTGTGCTTTGTATGAGTAGCATCCTGGGCATACTCGTCCGCATACTTCAATGCTAGCTGGTAGTGACCATGCACCAATACTCTTATCTAACTTTGTATTCCCTGATTGTAACTTACTTTTTACACCCATAACTACATCCTTGAATCATATATAGATAACACGTTCTCACCCTCAACAACCTGAGTCACAAGTGGTGGTGTTTTATGTATACCGTTAATAACACTGAGTTCATGTACGATACGCTTCTTGTCAGCCTTAACATCATTAAGTTTTACTTCAAGACTCTCTTTAAGTTTTTCATAAGTAAACCCAAGATTATCCAAGGTTTCCATCAATTCCAATGTTTTAATATCACTATAATTAATCTTTCTCATCCCACAAGTACCTTTCCGATAACTAGAAGTAGTGTTGTAATTACTAATCCTAGTACAACTAGTCCGCCATACACATATAATTTTACTGTACGCTTAGCCTCAGTAACTGTTCCATTGATAACATCTTCAATATTAAGCTTCATTTATTAGCTCCTTTAGTAGATTTAATTTTTCTCTATAAACTTTTTGTTTGATTTGCTCAGTAGTTAATCCTGAACAATCAGTTTTGTGTTTTGTGATAGTATACCACATATTTCTAATATCTAACTGAGAATACACAAAAGGTTTCTTAATACCGTAACGACCAAGCATATCCGCATAGACTGCTTCTAATACATAACTAAGGAATTTACCATCACGAATACCGAGTAGTAACTTAAGAAATTTCTTAGAGCCTGTGTGACCATCTATGACATTCTGCCAACGGTGATGATTTAGGGCTACATACTCAGCAACTTTAAATTCTTCTGATGAGAAACCGTAAGTAGTCCTCATGGTTTCAAATGCTGGTTTAACCCATTGTTCATCTGAGTGACCATGAAATGTACCAATAGTTTGCTTACATGGTACTTTACCAATATCATGAAATAGTGCTGCAATCTTAGCAACCTGAGTTTCGCATTGGTCAACTACAAGCATAGTATGGTTAAATACTGAACCTTCCATGTGATATGGGTTGTCATGTTCCATAGATTTCATCTTATAAATCTCTGGGAAGAAATCATTAAGAACATTGAGTTCATCCAAGGCTCTAAAGAATACTGAGGGTTTGTCAGATGCTAATACCTTAACCAACTCTTTGTAGACTCTTTCTTTTGGCATCGAAGTATATAATAACTTCATATCATTAGCGTATTCTTTAAGTTCATTACTAATAACCCAATGTCCACCAAGTGTACACTTAAGGCGAGCGGCCCTTAGTACTCTAAGTGGGTCTTCTTTAAATGCTTCTGACACTGGTCTAAGTACTCCTTCAGCCAAATCTTTACATCCACCATAAGGGTCTATAAGATTGTCTTCTAAATCCATGGCTATCGCATTGATAGTTAAATCCCTACGCAATAGGTCTTGCTCTAGAGTCACATCATTAGTACCAACTACAAACTTATCTCCTGATAACCTTTCTTGCCTAGCTAGAGCGTACTCATCGCTAGACTCAGGGTGTAGAAATACTGGGAAATCTCTACCAACCTGAGTGTATCCTAGTGACAGCATTTCTTCTACTGAAGAACCAACTACAACATAGTCTAGGTCACTAGGAGTTTTGCCTAGGAGCTTATCTCGGATGGCCCCACCAACCCTATATACTTCCATAATATCTCCTCAAATTTCTCAGAGTTTCTTTTAACTTTCTTAAGGTAATTTCCGTCTGTCTTCTCCAATGCTGATACACTATCATATAATTCTTCAAGTTGTTTAAATGCGAATTCAGGTTTCCAGTGTTGCAATCTAATTGATAGTAGTCTTTCAGAAGTTTCTAGTGGAAAACTAATAGTACCATGTGTCATTAACTCTTGACATTCATCAAGTACCCTGAATGCATGATACATCGACTTCCAATCTACTAGATTATTTTCCATAGAAGCCTTGGCACGAGTACCGTATTTGCTTTCCATCTCAATGAGTTTTTCCATAAACTCCGATAGGCGGATATTAGTAATAAATCTTTTATCTAACACTTGGTAATAATCTGTAGTATCATCACTAACTACTTTAAGGTTTTGGGATACTGGCAATTGGGTGATAACATCCTTAAGCTTATCATTAGTAATCATTAATCCTTGTACTAATGATTTAACTGAAAGAATATCGTGTAACTTGTCACCCTTAACACTATACATCTTGACTTGCCCAAGAGCATAACCAAAAAATGAACGAAGCGACTCTGGATAGAAGCACTCACGGTTGTTGTAGATTTCCTTGAACAACTCATGACATCCTATTTGACAGTGTGAACCATAGGCAAACAAAGTGTCGAATGCATTAGTATCCCCTACTTGTAATAACTTAATGAACTTATGCACTGACCATAGGGTAAAATCTTCATCATCACTTGAATTCTTAGAATCTTTACCATTTGAATTGCTAGTCCATTGGTCAATATCCTTCTTTAATACCAAGTCCTTCAACGATGGTAGAAAGATGCCTCTATAGTCTTTATCAGAGGTTGGTAACTGTGTACCATACAACGTACTTCCTGATATATGTAGGAAGATTACTGTATATTCTGGATATAACTCTTTAAACTTTTCTAGTTGTTTCATCTGCTTCCTTATCATATTTTAGGTATATCTTAAAATCTCTTTCAAACTTCACATTACCTCTAATAGCAAAGTGTGAATAATAACATGGGAACTTCTTAGAAGAAGCATCGAAAGGTTCTTTTATGTGGTACTTACAATCATGGCAAAACTCGTAGTTACCTTTATTTGTTGGTGTCATTTTCTGCCACACTTAACAGTATGTATAACCTCTTTATTTTTACAGATAAATGTATTTGCGTCTTCTAATGTATCAAATTTTACTTGTTCTACGCCATCATAACAAACACCCTTATAATAGTTTCTCCAAAAGAAGAACATCCAAGTATACTGTGGGTAATACGTATATCCATATTGTTGTATTCTATATTTAGTCATCTATTCTCCAATACCCATTGGCAAGCTTTAAATACTGCTTCTGGTTCAGTATCTGCTTCAATCCATTGATACTCACAACCATTATTTGAAACTGCCTGAGCACATGGAGTATTATCACCCATCCAACTATTTGTTGAAGTAATACTAAACCCAGCAGTTAATGCCCACGCTTTACATTTATGTGTAAGTTCGTAGATATTGATTTCACTGTTATCTACTCGGACATACTCACTCCATGTGACGTCATATTCATATTTATAATGTATGAGATTATATGTATCTTCAAAATAACACTCAGAGCAATCACACCCAAGAACTTCACTCAACAATTCATTGCTTATCATAAATCAATCCTTTAATTTTATCCATAACTTCATGTGGTTTACACATAGTTACACCATGAGTTGTCTCTTGGTATAACTTCCAGCGTTTCTTTGCGGAGTACTCGAGGTTACCAGAAATTCTAAAATCAATCCATAAAGGGGATTGTGTAGTCTTCCATTCTATGAAACGTTTAAGCCTTCCCTTCTGTTGTTCAAGTAACTCCTCGGAGGAACTATTTGGCATCAGTCGGATACCTATGGATAACTCTGGAATACTTATACCAGCAGATAATGGTGCGCTACCTATAAGTATATTCATTCTATCTAAATGGATAGCTTCAAGTATTACCTGACGCTTCTTCTGTGAGGTTGTACCTCGGATAATACCTACAGTTAACCCTTGAGCTACTAGTAGCTCTTCCAATTTATCCTGAACAGCATTTAGGTCAGCTATAATCCAGAACGTACCTTTAACATTATTTTCCTTTAGCTCACGACACATTCTAGCGATATCTGAAGGAATACTAGAGCGTAGTATAAATTTACCAAGAGATGTTTTATACATATTGGTATTTCCTGGAGATTGCCATGTTAGATGTGAATAATCTAGGAATAGGTGCCGTGAATGAATAACAGTTTCAGTTGGTTGTTCCATCTCAACAACCTTATTACCAAATAAGTAATTAAGTCCCTGAGTTTGCTTCATCAAATCTTTAGTTGGTGTTGCAGTAAGATACAACTGATACTGTGGCATAAGCGTAAATAACACTTTAAGCCTACTAGAAGTAAAACTATTATCAGCTTCGTCAACTATAACCATACCATAGTATGCCTTACAACTATCAAGTAGTTTTTTAGAACTATTAAGTAGTTGAAAGGTTGCAATGGCAACATCTGGTAGTTGTTTATCATGGTCGGATGCTTCAAGTATTTTTATGGAGGCGTCTGGAAGATTCTTAGTCATCTCCTTAAACATTTGTGTCGATAACATAGTTAGATGAGAGAGGATTAAAGTTCGTCTATGTACACCAACTAGAACACCAGCAAGACTAGTAGTCTTACCAGAACCTGTACCAGCACTTAATAATAACTGCCCATAATCATTACCAGCTAGATGGGTAATAATTTCGCCTACAGCAACCTCTTGGTAATCCCTGAGGTTATAACTTTGGGCTGTCTCAAAGTCACAATGTGATTTAATTAACTTTGAAGAATCGACTTCATCAGTTAATGGATAACCTCGAGGAATTACAAGGTATTCAGGACTAATGAAGTATGCAATGAAGTTTTTATTTGGTTCGAAGGGATTGATAAAGGTAAGATTATTTATAATCCCTTGTAATTTATGGTGGTCTTTAGGGACTTTAAGTGCACCACTAGCGACTATTGAACCCATTTGACATCTTCTTGTTGTGGTATACTCATGGTATTACTTATGAGTAGGCCGTAAGTAGCCTGAAAGTTTGAAATTGTAAATGGTGTTTCAATAATTAGAAGCGTTTCTCTAGCCTTATAATATGAAATTATAGAATTAAGAATAGTCATCGAAAATTCTTTATTCTTAGCAGATTCTAAACCTACATCATAGATTAAAACTACAGGTGAATTAGGGTAACCCTCATTATCCCCTGAGTTAAACTTATCATCAAATACTTCTGGAAAGCTAATACCTATTACTTTTCTATCCATATCAAACATCTGGTTTACGATAGGTGCGCTAGTACCAGCGACTAATAGTAAACCAGAGATTGGTGCCCGTGATATTGACTCTTGGAATGCTCTTTGTTTTGTTGGTAATAATTTAGTATCACCCCACGTTTTATCATAGAAATGTTGTGGGATACCTAATATACTGAATGCTGATTTAGGTAATTTCATTTAATAAACCTTTAATTCTTTTGAAGTATAATACTTTGGAAAACCAAACATTAACATATAGAGCGCCCCAAGAAGACTATCTGTATAATAATGATGTACTACATTCTTACCTATAAACCAAAGCACAGCATAGTGTTTATGTCTCATTTAATAACCTTTAATTCATATTTTTGAAACCATTTAGAATTATAGTTGCCATTAGTAAACCAACTAACTTCTATAAGTACACCTGAATCTCTAATTAAGTAGCCAATAACTATACCGATTAGTTCATTATCATGTAAGAATTTGACTTTTTGCCCTAATTGTGGGTCGTCAATTAGATAGAGTAATCTCATCCATTACTTCTAAGAGCTGAACAACCTATGGTAACACCATAAGCATCCTTGATTGGTCTATGTGTAGCAAGACAATCAGTACGCTCTGGGTATAGATGTTTAACTGCATTTAGTACAACTGATGGTACTATATACACTACACCTTCAACTGGCCCTGGTAATCCTGTAATTCTAACATACTCCATCTCAAATACTGGGAGCTGGTCTATAATGCAGACTAAATTTTGTCTTTGATTTGCTTTTGCCACTTCCATAGCTGGTGGTATTTCTAAACCTAGATGTGGAATATTTAATTTGTGACCTGTTAAGTTTATGAGTTTCACTTATCTCCTTTTTGTTTTTGTTGGTGTTAGCGATGGGAATTGAACCCATAATATTATGTCTCTACCATACCAAATGGCTAACCCGAATCGAACGGGATACAACTGACCACAGACTAACGTAAATTGGCGGATAGTATAGGATTCGAACCTATAAGAGTGTTACCTCGACAGATTAGCAATCTGCTCACTTACCATTAGTGTAACTATCCAATTAAAAGCACACCAAGAGTCCACCAGATAAGCTCCAATGACTCTTGGTATACAAAGCATTCCAAATCCCAATTAAGGGGATAGCTAGGAGTTTAACCACATCAGCAGTAGTAAGGCACATACAACATTCTTTCAGTGAACTAACTGTGAAACATACCAAACTAGTACATGGTGTCTCATAAAATTTACATAGCCATAGGACTCTCACCTATGGACGATTTAGTATAGTTATTGTGGTAAATTCGGCCATGTTGCGTCTTCTAACCACCCGCTTACAGCAAGTGTAGCACCAACATCCCACTCTCTCCTCGATTACAGAACCTGCGTCTATACTCCGCCACTATGTAGGTTACATTATACCTAAAGTATTCTTAAGGTTTACTTAGAGTTTACCATTGGTTGCGGAGTAGCACCAAGGAATACTTGAACATTATCCTTCTTAGCAATAATATCCAATTGTTTATTCTGTAGGTATTGTTGAGGTGTCATATTCATCTCTTGCATATACGCTTTATCAGCTGATGCTGAGGCTTTCTCAGCAACCTCACGACTTTGCTCTGCTTTTACACGAGCCTCTTGTGTTAGAACACGTTGTTTCTGCGCAGCTGTCTCTAGAGTTGCTGTGATTACAGACTCTGGTGGCATAACTTTACCAACCGAGACATTCACTAGAGTTGTAGGAATACCTTGTTGTTTAATAAAAATTCGAATCTTATTCGCTACAACTTCTTGTAACTTATTAGCAATTGCTGGGTCTGTTGAGATATCGAACATATGGTATTCTTTTACAAACTCACGTACATCATTTCGTAATGGTTGTCGAATTTTAGAACCATACCAACCACCGTTACCATTCTCATCAGAGAGTCCAAACTTCTCAATTAACTTAGGGGTTTGTCCTTCAATATGTTTGAAGGTCATGTGAACTTCAAAATCAACTGGATTATTATCCTTGGTAATCAAATCTGCAAACTTCTCATCAATACTGAAAGGTTTAACATTTACACGTTCTACTTGGGTACTCCATACTGTCCAAGTCATACCTGTAGTAATTGGGTCTTTATCAACACCACCATGACCAAAAATCCAAGGCTTATAAATAAGTACACCCTCTTCTCCAGCATCAATATTACTAGGGCCAACACAACCTGAAAACATTAGAACCATAAGGCTCATTAACACGTATTTTAACATTCTTTTCCTTTTGTTTTATTATTGGGCTTACTACTAGGATGCCAATTGATTAGTAACTTCTACTCTTTTCTATCGTGTCTTTCTGCTTTGTACCACCAAAATGTGGAATCGCTACACTAGCTAGGATACCTAAAACTACTGCTAGAAAGATAACCTCAATAAGTGTAAAACCTTTTTTAATATCAAACCTTTTTCTTATACTTTTCTTCAAGATACTCAATAGCTTCTTCTAAAATCTCAATATCAGAGGTATGTATATAGTCGTACTTTGTATTTGGGTTACGGACTCTAGGTAATCTCTTGAATATAGCTACGAGTTTATCAGCATTTTCATTTTTCTGGTTAGAAACTAGAAGGTCACCAATCATAAAATTTATTGTTCTATCTACAACAGTCACAGAGGTCTTCTTTGTGATAGCCCAATCATGAAATTTAGTAATCACGTATTTAATTAGCAATAGAATACTCAGTAACTGAGTTAGCTTAAATGCTAAGAAGCCAACTATAGCTGTGACTGCGACAGCTAAGGTGTATGCTCCGAGTGTACCTAGGAGCTGTAATAGCTCCATTAAGGGTTGTATTACGTCCATTACTTAATCCAAGACCACTTATAACCACCAGCAGTAGCACGAGACCCGTTACAGCATGCTCTAGTATTCTGTGACCAGATTCCAGTTATAGCCTCAATATGCTGAGCATCTTTAAACTGCGCTAACTTATTTCCTTGTAGGTCGTACTGTTGGATAGTATTTTTAGTACATTGAGTAGTAACTAATGGTTTTTCCACAAGCACATTCATACTTTTATAATAAGAATCAGTTACGTCCTGTACAACTTCATAACGACTACAGCGTAACTTTGAGTCATGATAATCAGAAGGAATAGATACTACATCTCGTGGATTAATCTTAACGACTACAACTTTATTATCAGGGCTACCACCAAAATGCTTTAGGTATGAGAATGAGCAGGCATGTAGTCCAGCGCTGCAAGTTCGTGATGAGTCTTCATCTACCATGTTACGTGGCATCTCGCAGATAGACCCAACTGAATTATCAAATGTGCCACTATGAATATCTTTGAAGTTACGGTCAACTTTCTTATAACATAGGAAGTTTCCATCATCTGTTAAAGGCATTTGACCAACTTCGAGGAACTTATATAACTCTTTAACAGCTCGATAACTTGGGTTATCCATTAAGTTATCAAGGAACTTAATAATAGGTTCAACTGGTAGGTCTAACTCCATAAACTCTAGAACTTTATCGACCCCGTAGTTTTCAAGTAGTGTATCTTTATAGTACACATTACCATTCTTTACAACAATCTTTGAGTTACCAAAAGTATTAATTGAAGTGGACACATCAGATAGTTTAATAACTTTATCAACATCACCTTCTTGTACTGCTTCAATAATGCTTTTGAAATTCGCATGAGTCTTATCGACAACTTTTGGTAGACCATTAATCAAGACAGTTAGGCTGCTTGAGGTTAGTGTATATGGTATCATTTGTTTTCCTTTATTTTTGTATAGTTACTTGGCTAAATACTCGTGAATCTTCTATAGCTTCCGCTTCATCCCAAGAGCCATAATCGGTCTCACAATAATCATTATATGCTTCAATACTAGCAAATACTCCTACAACACAATCCCAACCTAATTCAGTATCTGTCACTACGATTACTTCCATTTAATCTCCTTTAGTTCTGTTTTAATCAAAGCATTCGCTATTTTTAGGTAGTCATCCCAATCATTATATCTGTAGTACACTGAATTCAGTGGTTTGAATACACTATGTAATTCAATGAGTCGATTTGGTACTTTCAATTCTTTAACTTTTACTTTACATCCAAGTTTCTCAAGATGCTGTTTTAAGTGTCTATTATGATATGTCTTATTGGCTTGTGCACTAACGTCTTTAGCTAATTGAAAGTACTCCACGAGATATTTTGGGCATTTTGAATCTTTAATAACAGTCTCACTGATAGAGACCGTGTTACATGGCTCCATAACTTCTAGCTCTTTTATATTTAGACTATCGAGATAGGTGTAAATATCAATAGTATTTACTAAATGCTTTTTATGGGTCACTGGTATTACTACAAAGTATAAATCATCCTTAGGTTTTACAATTCTTAGTACCTCTTTAACAACCTCCAATGGGTTCAAGGTAGAGGTCTCATTAGAGTACTTAACATCAGTTAACCCATTTAACTTAACAGGGATTCCAATAGTCTTGCTCTTATTTTTATCCGATACTTCCACTTGATTATGATATGTAGGATATACTGAACCATCCTTAGTGACTTTAAAACCAGTTGCACTATATCTTTCATGTGTTGCAACTACACCTTTAGGTAACTTCTGCTTTTTACCAAATAATTTCTCATGCTTCTCAGAGGCTAATGAGTAGGGAACACCAAGTTTATCCGCAAATTCCTTAAGATAAGCTAAAGTTTGTTCTTTATCACCAATATGACCATCATTTACTATAATAATACTATTCTCAGTGAGTGCCACCTCACGAGCTTTTGGCATACTATCAGAAATAATAACACCATATTTATTTAGACTAGATGGTGTTATCTGTGTATTTCCACTAAATCTATTTTGATATCCTTTAAGCATAAACTTTACATCATCACAACGTATATTCATGTTATATGATATATTATCACTTAAATGCTTACTACCAAGGATGCTGCGGATACTATACGGTAATGCTGAAAGGCTGGTAGATAGTGTGCATAAATCATTTTCATACTTCTTAATAATAACATTAATTTGGGCTAGTAGTTCGACCTCAATAGCTTTATCAATAGCTTTAAGTTTATTTAGAGTAGCCTCAGTATAACTTAAAGCCTCTCTAGAAGCCGCAAATTGTATACTACCTGTTGGTACTTCAATCTCAAACCCAGAGTTCCTAATGGTGCGTAACTCATTAGCGATACTGCCATCAAGTGGGTATGCAACATTTGCCATAATTATTACACCATTTGTGCCACTTTCAGTTAACCTCCAAGCACAATGCTCATTATTTCCCTCGAATAATGGTACGGTATTTTGTATATTAAGCTCTTGATTTATCTCTGGTTTTACTTTGAAGTGTCGATATAATTTTTCAGCTGATGAGATGAATTTTTGTATATCGTTAATTTGTACTGGGACAGACACTGATACACCATTTGGTTCTTCTGTAGAAAAACTTCCAAGTTCTGCGATACTAGGGATGCCGTTATCAGCGAATACTGAGTAGACATTACTTGTACCTTCAAAGTACGATGTAACAGTAAAAGCAGAACCAGCGGTATAGGCAAAAGGTGACTTCGAACCCACCCCTAGGGCCCCATTGAGAGCGTTACTATTTCGTTTACTGGAAGCACCCATAGTTCCGTAGAGTTCAAATACGGTATCATTACTCATACCAGTACCGTAGTCACGAATGGTTAGGAATGGTTCAAGTCGAGTTGGTAAATGAACATCAAATGGTTTATCTGGATTACCGTTTACAATCTGGGCATCCAAGGCATTAGTTGATAGTTCTCTAAGTACAGCCATTGGTTTATCAGAATATAGTCGAGAAGACAACAATTCGAACATCGTAGAGTTTGCCTCGATCTTTACTGTATGAACATTCTGAGCGTTAGTCTGTGCTTGACCATTTATATTTTCTAGAATCATTTCCAAACCTTCTTAAAATGGATTTCTTGCACTGTACTAAGGTTAATATTACGATAACCTTTATCAGATACAGAATAGACCGTTACAAAATCGTTTTGGTCAACATTATTAGCACCACCATTAGTATGCTTCTTGACACCAAGGCGACAGTTAATGGTTCTTACTGTCGCATCCTTCTTCACAAAACGTACTGTGAAAAACTTACCTTTGGTATTCTCTATGATACCTTTTGCTATACTTTTAGTCATTTCTTATCTCCTTAAGTTTGTCTAATGGAAACTCCATAATTTTCTTGAAGTTTACTATTAGGTAAATATTAAACCATCCAGTAGTCATACTAGTGATTAACTGTTTCAGCGCTTTATACCTTGAGATTTTTATTGGGTAGTCAGAGTAACGCTCAAGTGCGATTACAAATACTTCCTCAACTGCACACATTAATCTTTCATCTTCTGAGAGTTGATTAAATAAACTCTCAGAGCAATATGGCTTGCTTAAATCTTCCCTAATTAACTTATGCATTGGCTCAGAACTCAACTTCACCAATTCGTGTAGTTCGTCATGAGGGATACTCCGAGTAATACTCTGGGTAAAGAAGTCGGTTTCTGGAACATCCATGTGCACCTGTTTCTTTCCATGAACATTCTGGAAGTCATTAAAAATAAAATGGTAAAATACTCTATCTAACTTACAGTCTTTACTTAAAAGGAACTGTACGTCAGCCATGTGTTTATCCCATTTGATATCCCAAGATAGGTGTGCAATCTTTATCGTCAGCAACAAGTCTTTACCTAAGTATTCCTGCGGAGCAAGTGTACTTAGAGTTGGGCTATTGAAAACCTCATTAGAACCTTTGGGATACTTCAAGTAATCTAACTCCGTGTCTATCACATCTAAATCTTTTGGTTCTCTGAAATCTGGGAACCAGTGCTTAATTGCAGTAGACCCAAAGATTATTCTACTCATATACCGTAATAGTCTTTTCTTTTGGTTCAACGAATTTAGCTGCATGCCATTCTGAGCTATCCCAAGAGCTGTAATACCCAGTAACTTTTACATACTTTACGTCATCATCCTTAGTAATTTTAAGGACAACTTCCATATGTTCACCACCTCCTTCATAGCCACCCTTAGAATCAACCTGCTCTACGTTATAGTTTTTTAAAGAGTGCTCTAATTGCTCTTCCCACATCATATAGTTAAGACCATCCCATACCTTACCTTCAGTCTCTATGACTAACTTTAAAAATTCTTCAACTTTCATTATTTTTCCTTTAGTTAGCTCAGTAAGAGCCATTTAATTTATACTCAAAGTTTAAACTCTGGGTAATATCCGTATAATCTAGTACAAGTGCGCACATATCATCAAATCTTCTTATAATAACCTGATGGTGAGTGTCAAAAGTACTTTTATACACCTTGAATTCATGATTAGAGTAGACCTTAGTCATTGAAGGAGTCATAAACACCTGCTTTGACTTTGGGTCAACTAATAGTAGTGTTTTCATTATTCTAAGCCTTTACAAGAATGAATGCATTGAGTAACTGTAGACGCTAAAGATTCAATCTGCTCAATTACATCTTCAATCGGCCAATACTCAAATGGTTGCCATACTGAATACTCTTCAAGGTATTCAATTAATTCAGCTTCATCTAGCTCCTCCCACATAGTAGCATCCACACTATCTGACATATACTCATTAATAGCTAGCTGTAGCGCTTTTAACCTAATAGTATCACTCATGATATACCCCTTGCCATGTTAATTGTCTCTTTTAGTCGCTTAAGCGTGTCACTTTCAGTTTTATCTGGTCTTAAACCAAGGAATCTGGGATGGCTTAAAGCCCATGTGGTAGAACCACTAGCTAGGCTAAGGTCATTAAACTCAATATCGCAGTAAGTTCCTATGAGTTCCTCACGCCTGCCATTAAAATCTTGTAGCTCATCGTCTGTGAACCCCGATGTCTGGCCTTTGACTAGACCATCGTCAGTCTCAAACATCATAGCACCAAAGGTTTGCTCTCGTGAAGTACCAACTGTACCTTCAGTAAAACCAGTAATCTTGAATGTTCCCTCAATTTGTAACTTAATCTTCAACTGTTGGTTACTAGTACAGTTACGGAATCCAAGGGTTTTATCCTTTAATACTGAGCCTTCTAAGCCTTTCTCTAGAAAGCCCATAGTTACCTTAAGCGCCTCAGCCTCAGAGTTAACCTCATGGGTTTCTACTATATTTATTATCATTTAAGCTCCTTTTAAGTTAATTTTAGTTATAATAGTGTAAAGGGGAATTATGTTTTTAGAAAAGATACAATCAGCAAACGTAATAAAATCAGAATTTTACATTAAAAGATATATAAAATTTATTAATGCTTTTGGTGGGGTTAGATATGGTAATAACACAGAATACCATCATATACTACCAAAAGCATACTTCAAGCAATATGAGTACAGCTCTTGGAACATAATTGAGTTAGACGTAAGAGTGCATTACGTAGCACATATGTTACTTGCTAAAGCTGTTGGTGGTAAGATGATACAAGCTTTTCAACTAATGGGCAGATTTAAAAAACATACATCTACAATGTTTGCTATGTTTAAGAAGTACGCTAAGCCTTTATCACCAGAAGTAAATGCACAAATATCTAAATCAGTTACAAAACTATGGGAAGACCCTGAATACAGAAAAAGACAATCAGAAGCTCATAAAGGGTACGTACAATCACAAGAAGCTAGGGATAAAGTATCTAAAGCTAATAGAGGGAAGAAAAAGCCAGAAGGTTTTAGGGTTGGTGCTAGAGCATCGGAAGAAACCAGAGAAAAATTATCAAAGGCTAAAATGGGTATTAGGCCTGGTACAAAAGTACCATTAACTCTGTATAACGCTGATGGGGTACCAGTACTTACAATTATCGGGGCAGTAGAATCTACATTACGTGAGCTAGGATTACCAAGTAGTCTGCTATCTGCGTATAGAAATGGGGGTAAAGTATATGATAACCTAAGGGGCTGTGATATATCTAAACTAATGAATCTTGGACTGTACCAGAAGTACGCTGATTGGTATCTACAAAAAGCGATTTAAGAGTGTTTAACCTATCAGCGTACGGAATAGTGCAGTTACAATTAGTGTAGTCTGATAATGGTATTATGTCCCATAATGTATAGACTATTTTATCTTCATCTAAGTGTATAAATGATAAGTCTGTATTAACAGAGTACACTGATTTAATTGAATTAAACACACCATTAGATTCAGACCTATTTAGTGTAGGAATAGTCACTTCTCCTTGGATTACTGTGTCAACCAATTCAGGAATATCTTGTAGATATTGTAAAGACCTGAGAATGATTTCCTCACCACTTCTTGTATGCGAAGTTACACCATCACAAGTTATAATCGTAAATAATCCTAACCCATCCATTTTTAATTGTATATATGCAGGATACTTAATATGTCTCCGAGTTTTGTCTGAAAGTAAATTACAGCGTTGATAAGGAGGCTTCACAATACTTCCTGGCCATACTTTAAGTGTCTGAGTACGACCTAGCCCGCACTTAAGGTCTCTATCAATAACTCTTCTAATAACTAGAAAGTCCTCTTGGCTTAACTGCGTTAACTGCATAGCTAATCGTTGTGTAGCATTATTACCAGTAGCATTTCTAGTAGCTAACTCTAATTCTAAGAAATCTAATACATCAGATAATGTAATACTTGGATTTACTGCTGGCGGTACATTAGGAAACTTTCGAATACCATAACTAAACTTAACCTTATCCAAGGTCATTACAAAGACTCTTTTAAGTAGCTCATTGCCACTATTAGCTTTCAATAAAGCAATCTTTGTGTTTGTACCTTGGGCATTACTAATTTTATCAAGGATTTCATATATCATTTACACAACTCCTCGTACATATATTTGTATTCTTTAAGTTCACCTAGTTCCTTTAACAACTCTGAATTATGCTTACGCAACATCTTATTAGTGTCAACGTAAGGTGACTTAAAGCTTGTCCAATCATCCAGTAGATTCTGAAAAATATCATCTGCAGAATACTCAAGGCCATAGTCTCTAAGTTCTCCTACTAATTTATCGTATAAAACTTGGAGTGGCTCAGCATCAAAAGCTTCTGAGATATCCTCTAGTACTTCCTCAGCGTTACGATTGGCGTACCTACGGTCATCCTGTGCGTCCATCTTATACTCTAACTCACGGTCTAATCTTTCCTCTTCAGTCATTCTTGTGCCTCACATTTAACAGGTTCTTCCCATTTGTTACGTTCCATTGTATCTATCCAGTTACCTTTCTGTAATTCCCAATGGTGCATAAGGAACCCAGTTTCATGGCAGTAATATCTGTCGTGGTCTGGTTGTAGTTCGGTTTTAATAGTATGTTTTGGATCTGATGTAAGTACAACTGTTGTTATGATTATAGAAAGTATCCCACCTACTAGGTAATATTTCATTATTTGGCCCCTATATACCCAAGGTGTAGTTTAAATATAGTATTATTATTCATCGTCTAATCCTTTTAGTTTCTTCAAATTTAATCCATCCATCAGTAGTATATTTCTCATCTTCTGTAAAATATTGCTTAACTTCCCATGTATGAGTTGAATCAATATGTCCATTAACGAATTTATACCACTGCCATTCATATATTGGCTCTGATGGTTTGATACGGTATTCATACTTAAAAACTTTAGTTACTGTTGGCATATTTGAATGTTGGTTATATCCCATTAGTTTTTGATTTACTTCCATTTCAGTACCTTCAATCCACTTATGCAATACATCAGCATAAGGATGGCGATTAGCTCCTTTAGGAATACAGATGTTTGAGTCGAAGAACTCATCTAGGCATTTTTTAACATCAGATGCATTAATACCATATTCTGTTTCACAGTCTTCAAGATGTGAATACAAATCTTCTTTATTCATTTAATACTCCTATATGCTGTTTCTTATATGTTGTACACGTAATGCGTATTGATACCCTAACGGGCACCAGGATTTGTAGCGTTTAAAAGCTAAAGTGTATGTTTTATACACTGTGAGATGATTACGCAGTCTCTTGGCTGACTCATATATATTGCCTTGATCTGTAAATACATTGTAGGTAATAGATGAGCCATCTGTTATGTTTATGCCACCTAAGCCTATCCAGTTTGAGTTAGAATGTTGCCTATGAATAAAGCCACTCTCAGAGGCTAGGAGAGCAGCTAAAGCTTTGGGTCAAGATTATATACCTCTGCCGCACGAATGACAGTTATAGCCTGAGCATGTGATGCTCCTAATGATTTAATTGCTCTTATAGTAGAGCGATAATACTGAAGATGTTTAGTTAACTCAGAAATCTCGTGGTTTGCTTGAGATACTTCTTGGAATAAGCAGGCATTCTCATTAAGCAGTGGGTCAACATTTGGTACCTCTGCTTTAAACATAAAAAGGATTGAAAGACCCATAAGAAAACCAATGATTAATAATCCAATATTATGTAGGTCATTACTACTATCGCAACACTTAAGTGCAGTAGGTTTGGACTTGCGAGATATACGCCACATATCTGGAGAGCTAAAAGCAAACTCCCTACCTTTCCTTTTCTTACCCATATTAATGGTACGTTGTACCCCATGCTCAAGCCATACAAGACCACCTGTGATATTCTCTAACATCTTACCATTTTTAAGTGCGGTTAGGCACTCTTCAGTTGTTCTCATATTTTCTCCTTAGACTACATCATAATCAATCAGAAATTGCATTGACTTACAATGTATTTTGTCAGTATTCAAATCGTATAGCATATCTGAAATAAGTTCATACTTCATGTAATCACTTACAACATATTTAGGTATAGCCCTGCAGTATTTATGTGATGCTATAAACATAGGGTTAGTAGTGGTGTTCCAATTACCCGTGGAATCTTTGTAAATATAATAATATTTTTCCATTAGTAAGCCAATTCATCTAATGCTAGACATTCTTTACAAATCATACCCCAACCAGCATCGTATAATGGCTTGTGTTTCATACACCCATCACAAAGTACAGCTTCTGGAATTGTCTCATCAACCCATGAAGTATACTTTGGGTAACCTTTAGTCTCCGCTAAGAATTTACGTTGCCATAAATCATCTGGGATAACTGATGATAGAAACTCACGAGTTCGTTCCATATCTTTTACTACTAGGTGCTCATTCTTAGTATGTTCATTGTAATAACCAATAGATAAGTTACAACATGCCAAATCTGAATATTGTGAAAATGTCATAATATCAGTGAATGACCCAAAAGCATACTTATAGTTACCATACTCTTCCATGAGTCCAAATAGTTCCTCATTATCATAACCATAACTAGCACAGTCATCATACCCTTTACGGTCGAGACCAATAAAACAAGTTAAGAATGGTAGTAACTCTTGGAATATATCAGACTTTGCGAAAGCATCGCCACCAATACCACCAACCTCTTCCTTATCAGTTAATAGATATACATAGTTATACCCAGTAGATATTAGTTTATGCATAATATATACGCCTGCTCTACAGTCAGCTCCAATCCCTTTACTGGTGTCCATATTAGTAATCATACCATTAATATCATTTAGTAATATTGGTTTGATCGAGTGAACAGTATCAGTATGCGCATTCAACAATGGTGCGAGTTCAATATACTTTGGGACATATAGTGACCATAGTTCATTGTGAACAACATTAAACTCTTCTAGATCTACCCCAGACTCAAATAAAGAAATAACATCAAGATGCGTTTTAGCCTTTAGGAAATCATGTACAGTCTTCATCTTCTTCAACCTCATTTTCATACCATAATCCATCATGGCTATATAATCCAGCGTTATCCTCAAAATAACTACCAGTATCTTCCGTTAGGAATAAATTCTTAGAAGACTCAAAGTACACCTCAGTATCAACTGTAAAGAATAAACCATCGGCAGACTCAAAATATCTCTCGGTATCCTCTGTTTGTATTAAACCAAATCTAGAGTGTACGAATTCATCTTTGTCATACACATGAACATAATCATCTGAGTAGTCGTTAATATCTGTGCAATAAACGTAACCTTTAATCTCTAGACAGTCTTCACAAAGTGAGCCGTAACTTACCTCATGGATATTATCATGTTCAAAAGCATCACAACAACGTTCACATGTAGTATACACTTCATGGAAACAATCGGAACAATACATATCATCACCATCTGGGCCATAATATCTGTCATCTTCATTGTCTATACAATAATCACATGAACAACAAACGTGTACTGAGCCAGTACCACCATCTGTATCATCTAATTTAGTATCACAACCATCAGATTTATTATGGAAGTTACGAAGATTATCTGTAAAACTAAACGTATCTATATACGGGTAGTAGTCACTACTTTGTACTTCTGGCGGGCTTAATGATAATCTACAGTTTACTTCATTACCATTAAAGATAAAATTATCTTTATCAGAATAGTTCTGACGTTTCTTATACATGAGATTATGCTTATTAGCATAATCCTTAAACACATTAACAATCTTATGGTTATCTGATGGATAAATCCTATCCATCAACCCTTGGCAGCCATCAGGTAATCCTGAGATGTAACTATCAGACCAAATGATAGCACGACCATTAGTTTCCCCAACTAGTTGGAGTAGTACACCAGCACCCTCGAAGTTTGCAAAGTATTCGCCATTACCTTTCATACATGAGTCTACATTTGTATTATTATATCCATGTACAAGACTCTCGTCAATTTCAAACTCAACGTTATCACTTATGGAATTCGTATCGGACATTATACCAAGTATACTCTCAGCATATTCACTTCTACTACTGAGAAACGTAAAGGTTTTTAGTTGTGTCCAATATGTCTTATCATCAAATGTCTTTATACCATATACAGTACCCTCGTCATCAAATTTATACGCTAGGTACTTTGTGGAGTGTTGTTCTGTAGTATAGTAGTTATCAATAAGTGTACCACTAATTATGCCGTATTCCTCTAGCACCCCTAAATGTTTGTTATTCTCAGCTATAAAGACATAGGCCCTACCAGTAGGTAGTTCTGGCAACTTTAGTATTTCATCCATTATTTTCTCCTTGTGTAAATTTTACGTTAAGCATACTCTTCACCTTTCATTCTGTAAAACTCATGTAAATTATGATAGATACAGTCCCTATCTACTGTAGTTGCTTGGGATTTAATCACCTTTAATGACGCATCAAGTGCCAAATAACCTTCATAATCACAAGTGGATAAATACTCCAAAAACTTAACGCAATACTCAAGATACTGCTCATCAGTTACTTTTAAAAACATAATCAAACCCTCAAGTCAACGAATTTAGGTTTTGCACGAGTCTTATATATGTCGAGAGCAATCTGTGCAGATTCTAGTCTATCAGAAACTAGATTAAAAGCTCTTTCCATTCGCTCATTTTGGATAATTAGGTCAATCAATTCAAGGGCATTGACCTCAACAACGTCATCTTTACCATAGTGCATTCGGTCATCTATGAGTTCTTTTTTGTTCATTCTCTACTCCTTATACTTGAGTTTAGCTATTTCAAGTGCGTAGTGACTTAGCAGCCATATAGCAATTATAAATGATACACCATCTATATAATAGTTCATTCTCTAATCCTTTTAGTTTCTTTATCTTTTATTGCCATATTAATAGTGTGATATTCAAACTTACCAAACTCTTCATTTGTCATATATTTACTATATGCCCATAATTTAGTATCGTCATCTTTATACTTCCATTGTCATTCGTACGTTAACTTTTCTGGTTTGATACGGATATTATCAAGATACCCATTATCAGATACAAACCACATATCATCATTTTCTTGTATCTCAAATACTAAATCCTTATCTTCTGCAAATGCATGCAATACATCAGCACAAGGATGTCTATTGTCTCCTTTAGGAATACAAATGTTTTGTGAGAAGAACTCATTAATCCTAGCATACCTTTAAGTCTATTTTTCGTAAATCTTCCATGCGTAAGAAATGCTTACACCACCCATTTGGCATAAGAAAGTACCCCCATTCCATCTTTTACTTCATTATTCAGCATTTGTACAATTTGCCCCTTTGTAGCATATGTACTACTTATAATTACTTCAAAATACTTTTCAGTCATACGTTGTGTTAACATATTATCCCCTAATTTAATTTAATTATGTGTATACTTTGGGAAATACCTTTAGAAGCCATAACACGTCCTTACGACTTGAGGTACTCCATAAAGTATACTTATTACATAGCCATAGTTCATAGATAAATGGCGGTGGCATCAGTTGATCAAATTGACCCCACCAAGTGAAGACTGGTAGGATTTGAACCTACCACCATCCTCTGTTTCACGGGAGATAGCTCTGCCAGTATGAGTCTTACAGTCTTCATTAATAGCGATATAGAGGGCAACGCCCTCAATGGTATTGTATCTATATCTTACTTAATTCAGCCTGAAGTTCTTCTAGGGACTTACCTTTAAGTTCATCAATCTGTTTTTCCTTGATGATTTCCTTGAGAAACTCTTTCTTGGATTGGTTAACCATAGCCTGTTCTTTGGCTTCAGCTTCAGATAATTTCTGTGCGATGACATACTTGACAACATCCAGTTTATCCTTAAGCAACTTCGATGAAGTATTTGTAGTCTTCACAAAGCTTACTTCAGGTGTTTCCTGAATCTTTTGAGCCAAAGTAATAGCAACGCTGTCTAGGTCAAAACCATTACGACTACTTAGTGGTAGGTCGAATAGGTCTTCTGTAGTAATAAGGCCCTTAGTGGTCTCAAAGCGGTATTTATTTTTAAGTGCTGACTCGAACATTGTTTATCCTTTAATTATTTTAATAGTTTTACCTAGTGCTTTACACACCTCAGCCATAGTCATTTCTTGTACTGGCTCTTTGTATTCCCAGATACACTTGGTGTACTCAAGAAAATGTTTATCTAGCAACCAAAACCCTAAATCAGCACCAAAATGTGAACCACCAGGATACACTGGCTCTGTATACACTTTCATAACATTCCATGATTTTGCACCAGAATTGTCAAACTTAATACTGTTCATTGGTACACCGCCACCTTTACTATGGGCAATTAGTGTATTACCAATACATAGTCTTAGTAGACCATCACCCATTTCAACCAACATCCCAGTTTTAATATCACCGACTTTAAACATAACTTTTCCTTCATATTTTAATTTAGCTTCAAGAGCTTCTCCATAGGTTTCCCAATAACCAACATTACCTGTGTGAACCCCAGTTTCTCGTAGTACTTCACCACTAGGTCTAAGATAATGACACTCATCTGTGGCAGCAACATACCAACCCAAACTAACTATTTCTGGTGACTTTAATTCATACTTCATCTACAAAACCTTTCGTCTACTTCTAGTAGAACCCGTACCAGCCGAGTGTCGAACTTGGTCAACTTACAATTAACTGAGTATTCTGCGAGAATGTCAAGTGACTCACCGAGCAATTTACAATCAACTGCATTACTAGTTAAAGCCTTATCCACAAGGTTTACCCATTGTTTCTCTTGTTGTACACATTCATCTGCACTTAGAGTTAACTGAGTGACTAGTACCATACTTACTAATCCCAAGAGTTTCATAACTTCCCCTTCTTCAATAGTTTACCATCATCACCATAAACATCCCCAGTTTCTGGGTCTTGAATATAACGCATAATCACTCCTCTACAATTTGAAAGTAACCATCCTCCACTAATAGGATTGTATCCTCATCAGCTTCTGGGTGTACATTCAGCGTTTCCACTAGGATTCCATTGAGTATATCCAACTTGAACTGTTGGCATTCCTCTTGTGTACCACGAAACATAGAACGTTTCTGATTAGATATTTTACACTTACGCCATACTACAAACATCACTTTTGTTTCCTCCAAATAATATCACCAGTGGTCGCACTATAATAAGCCATACCATGTTCAACCAATTTTTCGTTAACTGCCCTAACATTATACGGAAATAAATAAGCACCCACAGTATGGAATAGTAACCCAAAGATAAACCCTATAACCAGACTACTAATCTTACCCTCAGTCATACGAACTCCTTTGGTAATTCCCCAGTGAACTCAACACACTTATTATACGCACAACCATTATGTGTTGTATATTTGTTACCTAAATAGCAAGTAAATTTTGCTAGTGCCGCAATAGTTCCACCATTGTCAAAGAATAGGCAGTACTCACCTTTTTTAGGTTCCCATACTTCTACTAAGTCATAGATATGGACTCCATTATTACAAAATTGTCCACTACTAGTGAATGTCTCTATAGCAGTATCAATTATTGTGACAACTGGTTGAGTGCCCCCACCATCAGTACACAAAATACGTACTGGTTTACCATTTGAAGTATACTTTTTGTCCATTGATATTGTCATGGGAATTCCTTTCTAAGTCGCTTAAGACATGCTTTAGTTGCACGAGGTTTTCTAAGACCATTCTCTTTGTACCATTTAGAAACATAATTTTGTTCCTCAGTATTTAGGGGCTTTGCCCATTGTCCTACCACTGGATGCCCAGCACCATTATTATAAGTTTTCATTTGTTTTCTCATTTTTTGCATTGTTTAGGTATTGTTCTTTTCCATTTTTCTATAAATACTTGTGTTAGTTGTGCTGATTCTTCATAGTTAGTAGGGTACGCATTAACTTTTACGGTTGTTAAAATAAATTCGTACCCTCCAATACATTTAACCTCATGTTGTACATAAGTACCACCAGCAAAAACGCTTTGGATGGCTAAAAATAAAGTAATTAGTAATCTCATTTGTTTTCTCCTTGATTATTAATTACCCAAGATACATATTAATTATGCTCTTGGCTTTTCTCACTGCTCCGCCATAACTAGCTGAGGTGTCCTCATGGCTAATCCCACCATTCTGTGAGTACACAGTTAGCTGGAATCTTGAGCCACTCTTCATAATAGTATAACTGTACCCTTTATACCACTCTTTATTCATTCTTTAGGCTCCAACCAAAATTCATTAAACTCTCCCATAACTTCCGATAGCCCAGCTATAAGTTCATCTTTACGAAATGTAAAAATAACCATAACTATGAATATCACAGTATACGCTAAAGCAACCAATAATGTTACAAATACTTTTAGTAAAATTCTAATCATTTTAAAAAGTTCCATCCTTTCATTAACATGTATACAACGAATTTTCGTGGTATATTTACCTCTCTACCACGCTTAACCAATGTAACGTATTTCATAACAATCTCCTCGCAATTTCACCATAATTAGTAGTTCCATAGTATGCACAGAGTACACCATAAAACCCAACAGTTGCCATAATACCTGCTAATACGTATAATTCCATATTAATTACACCCCCAAATATAGATTCAACTATAATTATCAGAAGTAAAACCAATAGCGCCATAAATATAATCATAAGTATCTCCTTAATTCAATCCTCCGAGGAGGACTGTGTTAAATGATTACTTCACCAGAAGTTTCATTCAATAACTTCTGACCATAAGGGCCAGTAGCAACCAGTGTCGCAACATCATCAACAATACGTGTTTCCAATGATGTATAACCAATTTGAACCCATCGACTTTGTTTAGTCTTAGGGTCATACTCACGACAAGTCGTAATAATACCAGTAGCTGTACGCTCAGTTTGTGTTTCGTTTGTTCTTTTAAAGCTCATAATTTATCCTTAGTGTTTGTTTTTGGTTGTAAGATCGAATTGAGCACAGAATAGTCTGCTGGCTATTAAACAATCATTGCTTTATACCTTTATCCATAATTAACTCCTTATATCAAATTGCGGATTTATAACTCTCATAGCATTCTGTAAATGCCTCAATATGGCTGACTTCTTGTTGATTTCAGTAACCAATTGTAAATCTCTTGGCGAACTAAGACCACCTTTATGGTACATATCCTTAATTTCTTCATACAATGCACCAATTAAATTATATAAGATTATCTCTGTGGAATCCCTATTATTTTCCTTATGTTTAAGCTTATTAAATATATCCCAGAATACCGATAAATCTTTTCCTGATTCGGATGCAGAAGTATACCATAACCCATAATCTGAGTATGCATGGGAGGCTTTACGAATTGTTAAACCTTTCCATGTATTACAAGCTGGTACAGTCTTATAGTATATTTCTATAGCTTCTTTATATAAATTACGTCTATCTACACTAAAATTAGTGATAAGTGTAAAATTTCCTTCTGTTGTGGGGTTCCCTCCAAAATTGTGTGGCATAATTATCTCCTATATAGAAAATAAGAACATAGCCAGCGTATCGGCTGGAACTATGATAAGCCACCAAGCAGTATCAGTGTATGTAACATGCCATAATGCTGTTGGTACAACCCCAATAATCATTGAACACATAATGAATAATGTAAAACGTGTAGGTGTCATGATTTAGCCTCCCTCATGTTAATTAATTTAACTATTGAGTCGTAGGGTATACTTACACCGCTACGTGCTTCATACATAACATACCCTAGGATATACTTTATGGTATCCTCCGAGGTATTCTCCAATATGTTAGCAATCTCTGCTACTAATTCTTTATCCATAATTTACTCCTTTGGTTGGGCTTACACCCTAAATATACACTATGTAATATTATTGTGATAGTGCATAATTAAAAGGTAATGCGTATTAGGAGAGTACCTCTCCCCGTCTTAAGACTCTAATTATATCGAAATCTTCCTGATATGTCAAGAGCAAACCATAATTAGTTTGAAGTCTTAAGTTTAGATTAATGTGTAGGAAGCCCTAGGCTTACCATAATTGCTCGGGAATACCAGAGGTTACTATAATAGTCGTTTGGCTGTTCTAGGTACTTTAAAATGACTCTGAGCGCAACTCCTCGTCAATATACTGCTTTGCTTGTTCAATACTAGGGATTGAACTAACATAATCCCCATCATTTTCACCAAACCAATACGTGTAACCACCAACGTATCTAAATATAGTATGCCTCTTGTATTCCACCATATCCTCTGGGTTGGTGGAAGCTAACCACTCTTGCTCATATGAGCTTATGATTCTAACCATAATTTCAACACCCCATCCATAATTTATACGCTACCCAATATTCAGGAAAAGCCATAGCAAGCTTACTTCTGTTATTATTATCAGCTTTCATAAACAACTCAAACAGAGCTGTTGAAAACCCTCCAAGTGTTCCAGCATTATAGTATTTAACGATTTCTTCTGGTGACATAATTCTCTCCTTGTTCGCAATGACGTATTACTTTATACACTTTTGATGGTGAGTAGTATCTACGGTAATTTGGGTACTTCCCAATAAAAGATGTTTTAACTAAAACATCAAAATCACTACTCCATACATGTCCATCAAGCGAAATTAACTTATTGTAGATTTTTAAGACCTCTGTCTTATCTTCACCATCATCCTGTTGGTTAATCCTGTCCAATAGTTTGCCCATAATTCTCTCCTTGTTCGCAATGGTGGATATAGCAATAGCCTAGTACACAGTAAGCCATAATTACGGATAACGCCATAATTTCAAAGTTTACCATACTTAGCATTTTACTAATTTAACCGTGTTCATCTGAAAATAGTGGTGGTCTGGCACTTGGTTTGCTAGGTCATTAGCAGTTCGCTTAAGCTTACTAATACGACCTTGAATCTCTTGTAGTTGTCTTTGAAATCTGAGGGGTATCTTTGAGCCGTGACCCTTGGAAATTCTCTCAGCTTGTTTCTTCATCACTAAAGTATGTAGTGGGATGAACTCTGTGCGGTACACGTAATCCGCCTCATCTTTAAGGGCTGTTGAAATATTAATAGAACCTTTATAAGCTCTGCTGTTATCTGTACGTACTGTGACCCCTGATTTAATAGTACCACCGAATTTAAGCTTTTGGGCTGGTAGGGTGTGTGAGTATTCAAGCATTAAGCCATCACGAAAATCTTTATACATGGTTATCTCCTTGTTAATTAGGTAAAATCCTAAAGTAAGCCAATAGTTGGTATCGGTGTACCTAGACGTAAGTATCCGTAGCAATATTATAGTAATATCAATATTGGGACTGTGAGGACGCAAGGGAAGTCTATTGACTTACTTTAGGATTTATTAATAGCCCTCTTATTTTCTCTGTGAGTGAAGCGCAGGTATCCACAAGGGATACCATGAGGGCTAAATTGTAGCGCATTGGTAACGTGAGATAATTCCAAGATTTGGCAGATTTTGCGTAAAAGTCCTTAATAGTCCTTAAGCTTAGTTTTAACGTCACGTTACCCGTTTGTTATTTTTTATGGCTAACTATACCATTTTATTTTTTGTTATACCTTGTAACACGCTTTTAGCTGGTGTGGTTGTTACCGTTCCGCTTTTAGCTGGTGTGGCTGTTACCGTTCCGCTTTTAGCTGGTGTGGTACAAGGTAATAGAATATTCTATTGATTACTAAGTATAACGCCTTATGATTTTGATTATAGAAAATACTATAACCGCCTCATAGGTAGTTTATAAATTTTTCTTACCTCTATTATTATAGCCTTAGAATAAACGATAAAACACGCCTATAATAACTATAATCTAGTTAATAAGTGTAACAATAACAATTTGAAAAAACACAGATTATAACTTATAATCTCATTAAGGGGATACTAATATCCCCCTATGAAACGATAAATTAAGCCGTTTTAAGTTGCTTCGCCCGCTCCTTACTATTATCCAATGTCAATTGTAATTTTTTAATCATAACCTCAATCTCGTTATCGGTTGCACTTGCAACGAATTGCGCTGTTGCCTCTTCCATTAACTCATAGTAAGATTTAACAAACTCCTCTTCCGCTACTTTTTTCCCGTATTGTTTGGCGTAGGTAGTGATTTGCTCATTTAATAGGTCGTTATAAGTGATTTTAAAGGCTTCATCTTTTAAGCCTTTCAATACTTCACTTTTAAACACCAAAGACAACGACGTTTGAATAGTTGTTAATGCTCCTTCTTTGTCCACTTGTACAATATCGCTATCTTTATCGGCTTTATAACCAACAGTATCGCCTTCCGTTGCTTTAATCTTTGTGAGTAGCCCAACGATAGCGTGGGTATTGTTATACTCTACTTTATCAAACGCAAGGATTAGCCCTAAAGTATGATAGTTTTTAGCGGTTGTTAGAATGTTTTTTGCTACTTTCTTGTTATTCGCTGATGCTGAAAGTGTTTTTAGTTCGCTATCAATAGCCGTGACAATAGCCCCTTGTAACTGCTCGTTTGTTCCAGCTTCACGGATACGCTTCAACGTCTGACTAAAAAACAATGCTTTTGCATTATCATTTTTAACGATATTAGTAACTACCGCTGTAACCTCTTGTTTGATTGTCAAGTTAGTGCTTACTTCTGTTTTCATTTTATCCCCTTTTTGCGGTTAGTGTTCGCCAACGTATTAAGCTACCCTATCGGATAACTTTATAACCCCTTACTAATAAGAGGCAAAAAGTTATTTATTGGTATAACTATACCCGTTTATTTCTTAATGTTTCCTTCGATTAGAGATTTAACTATTCTAAGAGTGATTAAAGCTCCACTCAATGACAGTGTTATAGTATTAATAAGAGTTTGTCCGTTATCAATTACATTTAATAACGATAAGCAAAGGATAATGATTAAGATTATAGTTTTCATTGAGTAGCCTTTATTAGTTAATTAATTTATGTTTGAAGTATGCCCACTTAATTATTAGAGTAACCTTCAGCTATTCAATTAATATTTTATCAGTCCTTCTATTAGTACGCCCTTAGTCCTTCTATCAGTACGCCCTTAGTCCTTCTTATCGTTCATTTTATACGGTTTACCGTATGTTATGTACTAAATAACGTATAAATTTTTTTTAGTAATTGTTTTCTCGTTTACTTTTTGCGCTCCTCTTGTTTGTTTGTAGTTTTGTGGATGGTTATTTTTAGGTGTGTTTTGGGTTGATTTGATACTCATTATCATATAAAGTAATTAAACGTTTTCAAATAGTACACTATGAGTACACTATGAGTACACTATGAGTACACTATGAGTACACTATGAGTACACTATGAGTACACTATGAGTACACTATGAGTACACTATGAGTACACTATGAGTACACCCTTAACCGCTTAGTAGTGTACGCACGTACTACCTGAATTAACCTTTGGTTAACCTTAAGTCACTAGTAGAAATTATAGGCAACTAATTGTTTATTTATTAATCATGCCCTTAGAATCGTTTTAAGGTACTTCTAGCGCACGAATAGTTTTTAGTAGGTTTACCCCTTGACTACTACGAGAACGCAGTTAGTTACATTTAGTAACACTTACCTTAAGCTAATCTTAAGTTTCAGCTATTGGTACACCAAGAGTAACTAATTGTTTTACTTAAGGTGACTCAAAGGTAAACTATGAGTGTACTATGAGTCTATCGGAAGTACGTCCAGCAGGGCGTTTAGTGACCTAAGGTGTACTTAAGGAATACTATGAGTGAGATTTATGGGTTTTACTTAGAGTTTACTTAAGGTTTACTACTAGTTTACTTAAGGTTTGCTTGTGGGTAGGCTAGGGGGAGGTTAAGGTAGACTTAAGGTTGGTGTGGGTGGCGCCCATACGTAGAAATTTTCGGGGTAATTTTGAAAGTGCCTAGGGTGCATTAGAGGTATAGTAGAAGTTTACTTAAGGATTGATTATAGGTTGCACTAGAAGTTTACTTAAGTATATAGCAGAAGTTTACTTAAGGATGCTATGAGGTTTCTTAAAGGATGCTATGAGGTTTCTTAAAGGATGCTATGAGGTTTCTTAAAGGAGACCCTAGACTCGCTCATGGAGTCCCTTAGGGTTCTGGAAGGGGTTTAGCCTATTGGATAAGGCTGCGGTTATTAGGGGAGGTCTAGGGATTTGGGTAGGCTGGAAGTTATCTATGGTGTAACCGACAGTCTCCATTAGGTTTCTATGGAGTAGTGCATGGCGGAATAGCTTTGAGTGAATCCTGCGTACCCTCTTTAACTCTGATACTATATAGGTAGAGGAGTAGATTTTATTGTTATACTCTTGGAATTCCCATGTCGATGGGTCCCCTTTAAGGATATTTAGATATGCTATAACTGTCCTAGGGTAATATTTAAGGGTTGCCTTGGGCAACTTATAGTGTTCTATAATGGAATTGACGATGTATTCAACTACTTCTGAGCATTCTTCATGGCCTTTAATACGAGAAAATGTGGTATATCTAGTATAATACTTGGGCATTTTAGTACCATTTGGTGGTGGAACATCAAGTAATTTACGTACAAATGGTAGTTTTGTGGCTATCATGACACCATTTGGTAGGTACAAGTACTCCCTAGTGGCTATAAGTATGCTATAATGATACGCATACCTACGCATATACTCCCTTTGGTGTGATAGACTACTAGAAGAGCACTTATTACCCATTGGTATAATCATTGCAAGCTCATGAAGGTCATTTAAGTCCTGTAGAAATATCCCATTGACTTTAGTTAACTTAAATTTCCCATGATTGAATGGTTGGTATGGTAACTGGTAGTTTACCTTGGGTGGGAGTTGTGCGTATGTAAAGTTGCTATGCCTAAGTTCTAGTGATGGTAGGTAAGTTACTAATTCGAACTTCTCCTTATCTGAGTACACCCTTGGGTTTCCCTGATGGTCTACTAGTAGCGCTAACTCTAAGCAACTACATCGCTGTAACTGCTGCGGATGATAGGTACTTAGATTATTACTTAGGGTTAATTCCTTGGATAGCCTAGGTATATGTCTAAACATATATAAATAGTCTCCGCATAGGGTGCATCTAATAGCTTCCCTATGCTCTGGTTGTAACTTAGCCTTATGATTTGGGTACATGGATGTATAATATGGAACCCTTAGCTGTGTAGGGAGTACTTCTGGTATATAGATATTACTATAGGCTGCTATGGATATGGACATCTTCACAGAAGACCTAATAATTTTCCTATAGTCATCATCTAGTCTGTTTAGGTAGAACCCCTGCGCATGATTAGTCTTCCCATAGTCGTATAAGTCTTCTACTGTCATTAAATCCTACCTATAGAATAGTTCAGGGAATCTATCTCAGCCTGTGAGTTTGCCCTGAGTATCAAAATAGTCTGTACCTTTTGTGTATTGAATAACTTAAAGTGATCACGGTGTATTAGTTTATTCAGGGTTGCTGTGGATGTTCCAAGAAATTTAGCTAGTGAATGGACAGACCAGTACTTTGCGTTAGCCTTTAGGAATTGCCTAAGGTCTTTCTTCAGTGGTATTAGTTCAGGAGGTGGGTTATCTAGGCATAACTCAATATTCTCTGGGTCATAATCAGGAATGTCAAACTGCGGAACTTGTAGTTCAGAGTTCCCAATAAATGCTTCAGTGTAATTAAGAGCATTATCGAACATTCTTATGCCCTACTATGGTATACTCACCCTTAGTCGTAGTTATTACTACTGGACCAATATATGGGATAGTATAGTATTGCCCAGTGCACACATAACCCTTCATATCATAGGAATCTGTTTGGAAATCTACTGGCGTACCGTTAGAAGTGACTGATAGTATATTATTATTTCGACTTGTTAGCACTCTTATATGGTCTGAGTATCTGTCTATTAGAATTATTGGTTGCAATGTAGTCCTTTTATAGAGCCTAGGAGGCCTTTAGTTGTTAATATAGGTTAGGAGTCGACTAGAAGTAGTTTAGGTCTTCTAGGTACTTTAGAATGCTTCTGGTGTACTACTAGAGTTACTCTAGGTTAAACCCTGCGCACTACTCATTATGACATAACCTGATTTAGAATACTTACATAGATATTATCAGCTTCCTGTGGCTTCCTAGACTTCTTCTCTGAGGTTAGGAGGTCAGCATATGCCTTAACAACCTCTAGAGTATCCTTACGTGTGCTCTCTCCAGCGGAGTCAACTTCAGATATCCTATCATCTATGACTTCCTCAAACCAACCCTTGAGTTTATCTATACGTGCCTGGTCTAGTAACTCTAAGAGTTGCTCTACATGCTCCTTCACATCCTTGCGTTTAAGAATTTCTATAATAGTAGAGGTTGGTATGGCTAGGCGCAGAGATATATCAGCTGGACTAGAACCTTTTACCCTTAGTTCTATTATATCTTGTTCTAATGGTTTGAATAGGTTTAGACTAGGGAGGATCTGTATTGATTCTGGTAATTCTATAAGTTCTGGTGGGTCTAATTCCTCCAGAAAGTCTCTTGCTTTAGACATGTAGTGGTCCTTTAATATTAATAGTTAGTTGGGTCGGTGTAGGAATTAACCCAAGGGCATAAGCTCTTAGTGTACTATAGTTTAGGCCAAGAGCTTTACTAGCAATACTAATAGAGGCGTAGGTAGTACCATTGATAATCACAGGAATACCCTTAGTCTGTTGTATGCCTCTATTAGTAATCTCACCTAGTATACTCTGTGCTTTCCCTAGGCAGATATCACACACCTTATGTTTCTTTGAGGAGAACTTGGTAGTATCAGTAGTTCCATGGCATTTATTGCATACTTGAGGCTTTTCCTTTAGTAGACTGAAAGGACCAACTATTTTAGCATTAGGATTCGATTTAAGAACTAAGTAACATCTCTTACATATTAAGGAGTTACCATGGAAGTCGAATAGTTCACTCTGGGTCTTAGCTTTTAGTCCGCAGTGTTTACATACCCGAATTGGTAGGTTAACTCCTAATATATCTCTGAGTTTAATAAAACCTAGGATTACACCTAGTTCCCTACGTCTTTCCTTAGTTGTGTTAGGAGACTTATATTCTTTCATAAGTTTACGTCTCTCAATCTTATCAACTCTTGATTCTTCTCTTAGCTTTTCTTTTATTCTATTATTCAAAATCGCCCTACTTAATTTTAGCTAATATATTGGTTATCCCAAGGGAATAATTCCCTCGCGTACTATAAGTATACTATATCAGCTTCTCGTTGGCCTATAAATATATTGTAGTATTTTATAGGTTTACTACAAAACTAATCACGTTTAAGCAAACTTTAAGTTTCACACTTGGTAAAACTTTGGTAATTCCTGTATAGAAATTTCAGATAAACTACCTATTTTTTCTGAAAGTTTACTATCAATAACTTCCTTACGTTCTGCGAATGGATAATGTTTACTGGCAGATATCATTGACTTCTGGGCCTCTAACTGTAACTCATCTTGGTAATCTGCATAATATTTATTAGCAGCAACTAATTGACTAATACGTTCTTTAAGATCACTTCTAATCTCTTCCTTAACCCGATATTCAGCTATATCATCAAAATCCTCATGACTTATAATATGCTTCATGTCTAACCAAAGGCTACTTTTAGTATATAAACCACTTGCTAACTTAACTCTTATTGCTTCAATCATGGATATCCTTCTTTAAATATAGTACATTATATCTAATCTAACCTTAAAGTTTGCTTAAAGTATAAAACTTTTGTAGTAAACCGATAAAATACCCCAAAGTACTTGTAGATTAAGTTTTCTAAGTATACAGGATGAACAAGTGGTGTGGGAGTTAATCCAACTTCTTTACAAAAGGACAAGACGAGTACGTAATGCGTCAATAATGGTTCTCCTGTGTAGTTAAAAGGTTTTAAATGGTAATTAATAATGAGATATCTACTTATCAGGAAATAAGTAGTAGGGTTAAGCTTAATAAGGTTTGGGAGTTAGTTAAAGCTACTCCGCATTCTGGTCAAGCCCCAATTGTATACGACTTCGATAATAATGACGCAGTTAACTGTTACGTTATTGTATTAGGTCGTCGTTCTGGTAAAAGTATGAGTACATCATTAATAGTACTTAGAGAAATGCTCATACCAAATAGTAATACAATACTACTAACTCCAGCTTATAAGAACTCAGATATTATGTTTAAAGAAGTTCTAAAACATGTTCAAGGATTAAAACTTCCAGTCAAAGCGATTAACAAGAATCAGTTTACAATAGAATTAGAGAATGGTGCGAAGTTTACTTCTGTTACCCAGACTAACTATGAGTCAGCTCTTGGTTCACGTCTTAGTCTACTCGTAGTTGATGAAACACAATCTATAACTGATATTAAAAGTATCTATGAAGAGATTCTTGGTCCGATGATGTTGGACTTCGGTGTTAAAGATAATGGTGTTCTATACGCTAGAGCAGTTTTCCTTGGTACACCTCGTGGTGTTGGTACAGCATTCCATGCACTATACCTGAAAGAATTATCAAATAGCAACTGGAAGTCGTATAATAGCCCATCCAGCTGTAATCCATTATTACCTAGAGTATATTTGGACCAACAGAAAGAATTACTACCAGACCATGTGTATAGACAAGAACTATTATCTGAATGGTTATCTAAAGGTAGTGGGGTATTTCATGCGTTTGACCCTGAAGTAAATCTATATGACCCTGAAGAATTAATATTCGCTAAAGACTCAAGATTTATTATTGGACAAGACTATGGTCATACCGATAGCACAGCTTCAGTATTTATCTATATAGATAATGCTGGTAACTACTATGTACATGATACATATCAAGAAGCTGCAAAACCAACTAAAGAACATGTTAAGTCATTCTTGAGTATGGAAAATAGAAATCCTGGTGAGCTAGAAGAAAGATATGGTGACCCATCAGCTGCTCAGATGCTATTGGATTTAAGAAGCCAGTATGACTATGAAGTGTCTAAGGGTGTTAATAAGATTGCCCCTGGATTAGCTTGTATTAATGATCTACTTGCTCCTCAAGGTTATAATAAGAAGCCTAAACTATACATTAATAAAAATCTTACGGAATTACGAAGACAAGTCCAATCTGTTACGTATAAAGAAAATAGTAATGGGACCGACCCATTCAATAAAGACCCAGAGGG